TCATGGCGCGGTATAACCTCCACGATTATTTGGATGATCAACGTCATTGGCTTGCTGTTTGGCAGCGTCATCTTGAGAAGTTGATTGGCCAGCCTCTGGTTTGATACTCATGTTGTCTTCCCAGGCAAGAAGGTCTGACAAACGCCATCTTTTAGGGCTGCCATTTATTTTTGGCTTCGGAAACGGCTGAGAAAAGTACGATGGCATCCGGGATGGAGTGCTCCAGAAATAGAGCGTGCTTCGGGAAATTTTGTAACGGGCAAGGATTTCGCTTGTAACCAGGATGCTGTCATTCATCTGTGTTCTCCAGGCAAAAAGAACCCGGCGCCTGGCCGGGTTAAAGGGATAATGGAGGCGGTGTTTTCGCACCCAATAGCCAGCTCATAACTGGCTATAAGTTGCGTTATTTACGCCAGGCAAAAGAGATTGGCTCCGGTGTAATCCACAAATGGCGCATGTTCGCCACGTTAACGATGTCTGAATCCCGCGGATATATTTCTACGGCATCACGATCTCCGTAACCGACAGCTGACTTTATCTCCTGCAGCGCATCCCAACTGATGCCATCTTTCCACCGGCCTGAGCTGGCAATGCTGGTGGCATTCACTGATAGACGGATAACGCCGTTTTCTTCCTGAAACTCCTGGACCAGAAAATAAGAGTTAGCCCAGACGTTGCTCCGCTTAGGATCGTGGCACCTTACAGGCCATTGTGATTCCTGGACCGGTTTGAGTATTCCAATCATCTTTAGAGACCCCGCTGCTTATTCTTTAGCTCGATAACAGATTGGCATTCCGCGCATGTCTGGCAGCCGGGAACGGCAGCGCGCCGCGGCGCCGGGATATCCTCTCCGCATTCACTACAATGCTCAGCTGATACGGCGTTGCGGTTGATGCGGTGCGCTGCGATCGCCATGTCGATGCGCTGCTGCGCAAGCTCGTTGGCTTGATCGATGATTTCTGCTGTCATGCTCTTACCCATCCCTTGCCATTAACATGTCGGATCAATGACCGTTTACGCATATATTGCAGTCGGCGATCAACAAATCTGAACGGGTACCCACTCCCGTCTTCTTCAGCAATTCTCTTAGACTCTTCTTCAACATCCCTTACAAAAATCTTGTGGAATGGAGTAGGGCTTCCGCCGATTTTGTTTAGAATCAGCTGATCTAGCTTTGCGTACTTGCTCATGCTGCACCGCCTTCTACGCGCTTGAACTCGATAACCCACACCCAAGGGTTGGCCTTCCAACTTCCTTCGCCGTAGATGGATTCCCATAGCCCCGCGAATGCTTCAGGCGGATATTCCTTCCACTGTTTCTTCAGTGGGTCGAAATAAACATCCGGCTCTGGATAGCTAGGTAATCCAGGCTCGTCGCCGAAACCTGTAAAGTTGGTACGCTCCAGCCCCTCTGACTCTGCATCTTCCGGGCTAATAGCGTTCAGCCGCTCAATCCGCACATTGGTTATTTCCAGCAGAATACGGCTGGCCCAGCGCGGCATGTGGATGCTGGGACGCCAGCGGCCTTCTTCTGGCCAGTCTGCTGGAGTTGTGGCGCGGTACGCTAAGTCGTGGCTGTTCTGGTCGATGTTGTAGCGCGCCCACGTCTCACGCACCCAGATGCGGTCGCCGACAGCACCAAACGGGCAGCAATGCTCCTGAATGAAAAGGTGATAATCGGCAATAGGTGAGTTACCCGGCGCAAAGTCAGAAATGTGCACCATGCTTTCTAATTTTTTCGATGAAAACCAAAAATCCCCTGGTCGCGATTTCGATGGCTCAGGCTGCACCTTCATGATCCGCCTGGTCTGCGTCTTCCGGCCGTCGAGAATGGCGCGAACCATCTCACCGTTAAAAATCATTCCGCGTTCTTTCACGATTCCACTCCGAAACGGCGATTAAGCCGCCCTGTGTATACGACGAACTCCAGGAGGCTAACTCCTAGAGGTGCAATTTGCTGGTGGTGTTTCTTGATGATGGGCTTAACTGTTGCGTCCCAGTTAGGCTTTGGCTTTTTGCGCATGGCCTGCTGGATTTCTTCGGTGCAACGGCGGCAGGCGGCCCGGATGGCGTTTTCATTTGCTGGCGTCATAAACCCTCCATATAAGCCCGGACGAATTCAGCCGCAGCCTGTGCGTTTATGGCGTTCCCATAGCCTTTGAGTCGGCCGACGCGGTTGCTGCTTGCCACTCGTGCCACCCCGGGCTCGACTCGTCCCATACGCGCGGCAGCCCCATCAACCAGCGGGAATGTGCCGGGTTCAACTGGACGCCATTTTCCATCTCGACATAAGAGCCAGTCCGCATCTCGCCAAAAACCGTTAACCTCAAGGGCCCGCATGTGTAAGCCTGGCGCGGTAAATGATCGAGTCTGTCCTTTCCATCCCGCTGTGCAGTCATTCCCGCCGAGTCCTTCCAGTCCCGAGATGTCGGAGTTACCCATGCCGCCAGAACTGCAAAGTCCTGTAGGTTTGGCTGTCGGCCAGCCTCCTTCCTCGCCATTACCTTTTTCCAGTCCTGGTAACAGTTTTTGACGTTGCTCGCCAGCGGACTCGGCCACCCAATAAGCTCGCTCTCTGATGTGCGGCGCACCGATGCCCGCTGACGTAAACGGCACAAGCCCGAAGGCGTATCCCACTCCTTCCAGGTCTGCTTGTACAAGGTCGAACCATGTGTTTGCGTTACCGCTTGCAACCTGTTCGCCAAAGACATGCTGAGGTCTGCGCTCGCTGATGAGGTGGAAGAAGTGAGGCCAAAGGTGCCGCTCGTCAGCAAACCCATCGCCTTTGCCTGCCGCGCTGAAAGGCTGGCACGGGCAGGAGCCAGTCCAGACCGGGCGATCGTCAGGCCATCCTGCGAGACGGAGGGAATGGGACCAGACGCCAATTCCGGCGAAAAAGTGGCACTGGGTAAATCCTCTGAGGTCGTCAGGTGTGACATCTTCAATACTCCGTTCGTCAACTTCGCCCGGGGCGATATGCCCGGCGGCGATCAGGTTGCGCAGCCATTGGGCGGCGAAGGGGTCTATTTCGTTGTAGTAAGCCGCTGGCGTCATGCTGCCTCCGTCTTCACAACGTCGATGGCGCAGCCGGGGATCAGCTCAACGGCAGCGGTGGCGCACTGGTTTCCCCAGTGGCTCCAGCCTGGCGCTGCGCTGCGGCTGAACAGCTCAATGCGTGGCACGTCACCGTAAAGCAGCTCCAGGCGGTGGCGCACTTCCCACGGTTTCTCGCTGTGAGCGCCGAGCGGGCTGTAGACCACCTGCTTAATGCCGGCATGCTTGCGTTCCAGCCCGACGCCGCGGGTGGCGATCAGCACGTCTTCGGTATTGGCGCGGGTGTGGTTGCCACCGTTCATGCGCGTCTCGGCATTCAGCAGGTCGAGGAAGTCGTAAAAATCGGCGACGTCTCCCTCTGCCAGAGCCTTGGTAATGCGCAGCTCGGCCAGCTGATTCAACTTCACCCAAGTGAAGCCTTTCATCGTGCGTACCGTAAAGCCCCAGGCCTCGGCCAGCTCGATCGCTCCCTGGTTGTGGGTGCCGGTGTACCACATCGCCAGCACGGCGTTTCCCGCGGCGAGCTCCCATACAGGGAGCCGTTTCATATCGATGAGTTTCATTGTGGAGTAGTGGTCAACAGCAGCACCGTTGCTAATGGTGTTGCCATATGACCAGGGCGGGTCTGCATAAATTAGGGAGTATGGCTTGTTCATTGCATGCCTCTTCTCATTCCCTGCGTTTCAGTAGTGGGGAGGCGCACCGCGCCAATCCTGATATCACCCTGAGCGTGCTTCATGCTCGACCGCCGTCAAAAGGGAATGTCGTCGTCGAAGTCCGGCGGATTCTGGATGTTCTGAGCATGCTGACTGGCAGCTTGCTGCAACCGAGAATGAGGTACTGCGTTAGGGTTTTGCGCATAAGGGTTAGCGCCAGCCTGCTGGCGACCGCCACCGGAAAACTGAGGATTACCCTGGACGCGATCGTCTTTATCTTTCATCGACTTCTCCAGGGCAGCGATAGCGGTTGCCGCTTCGTTTTCGCTGTATTCGGCATAAGTGCGACGGGAACCAGGCTGGAAAACGTGGCGGACTTCGAATTTATAGCCGTCAGTTCCATCGCCTTTGGTGTACAGGACTTTTTGCAGGAATAGGCCAACTTTCTTTCCAACCAGCGCCGGGCAATGCCACTCAACACCATTTTCGTTTTGCACCTGTTCTGGCTGAGCGCTTTTTACCTGGGCGGCCCAGAGAAGGGCAGAGATCAACCCCATGCCGAAAGTTTGCTGACCATCTTTCCCGATGTAGTTGATGCGCAGATAGTTGGCTTTGGCGCCGTCACTGTCGAGGCTCAACTCAAGCGCCTGTGACTGACTGCCATCCTTACCGAAGGTATAAATGGCTGAGGTGATAAATCCCTCATAAGCGCCAGTTTCGCTAATTCCGCCAGTAGCGCCTGCTTTCTTAGCCATAGAAGCTGCTTCGGTGTTCCATACAAAAGACATTGGTTGGTTCATGGTGGTGATTCCTTATAATTCGGTCATAAATTCGGTGATAGCGACGTCAACGGCTTTCAGGTCGTTATCCATTTCAGTTAGTCCAGGGAATAGGTCCGGCGGCGCTTTTGCGGTGTCGTTGTCGTCACCCTTAATCAAAAAAACGTGCTTCCCGTCTTTCTTGATGGCCCTCAGAACGATGGAGAAATAACCCTCAGGCGTAAGCTTTTCATTCAGCATTTTGCCGGTGGTTTTCATCCGGATTTTCCCGTCCGACTCTTCGGTGTGGGCCAAGAAGTAAACCCGAAAGTCGTCCGGAAGCCGGGTGGCAGCCATGATGATTTGCCACACGTGATCGGCCATTTCCGTATACTTCTGATACCCGGTCTGGTATGCGCGCATCATGTTTTCGTGCTGCATGACGACCTGGAAATCGTCGATAACAAGTACACGCCTGGTCTTCGAAAGCACCATGCGGTTGATGGAGTCCAGCACCGCATCCCAGGCATCAAAACGGATGATGTTTCCGCGCTGAACAGAGCCATCCGGTAACTCTTTCCCGTTCAGCTTCCATCCGGTAGCGCGGTACGGGAGCATCTTCGGGATGCATTGCAGCAGGATCACTTCGTCAGGCGTGAAGTTGCGCAGGCTGTATGACTTGCCGGCGCCGCTGTCGCCCAGGATGAGTACAGGCGTTCCCATATCAGGCTCCTTTCAACCAGTGCTTGATGGTAAACAGGATGTCTTCGTCATCGCTGTTGCTGGATAGCCAGCGGAGATAGCCAGGGTCCAATTTGGCTATTTCTTCGAAAGTCAGACCTTTGTGCTTACCAAAGCGGATCGCCTTCATCAGTGACGGGCTGTTTGAGATGGTTCGCATCTCTCCCATAGTCCATTTGGCAAGCCGTCCCATATAAAGGAGCAACTCAGCGGTGACATAGCAGTCATAAAGTGCACGGTGCGCATACAATCCCTCGGGGAGGTATGGCTTCAAACCAAGTCGATAACGCATGTACTGGTTACCGTGGCTTTCAAATTCAGGATATTGGGTACGAGCAAGCTTTAAAGTGCATATCCATGGTGCGTCAATTTGGGGAAGTTTTGATTTGTCGAATTTCGCGTTGTGGGCAACATATGCATCTGCACCAAGATACCGGCCAATTACTTCGCTAATCAGTGGAGCGTCAGCGACCATTTCTTCTGTGATGTGGTGGATAGCCATAGCCTCGAAGCTGATCTCTTCAGAAGGCTTTACAAAGTCGCTCATTGGGTTGCAAATAACACCATCGACAATATCTACGCTGGCTATCTCTAGGACGCTGCCTTCAAGACTGGTTGTTTCGGTATCAATTACGCGCAACATCATTCATCTCCGTGTTTGCGTCGGTTACTGCGTCATACTCGGCCAGTTGACTGGCCGCGTTTTCGAGATCTTCTGGCTGGAGTCCATAGGCAATAATCACCATGGCCAGCGCCAGCATTCCGTCTTGTTGGCTTATTACCATTTGGATCTCCATCCGCTTGGCTGACGCCCAGGGTGCTTGATGAAATATTTCTGAGCGCAACCTTTGTCGTCACAGAAATGAGCCTGACGTGTAGTCATGTAATTAGTGATTGTCCGAACAACACAATCTTCCGGAAGACGCAGCGCAAAGCAGTTTTCGCATTGAACTGCGTTAAGGTGCTCTGTAGCTGTTGAGAGGAAGATCTTTTCTTCGAAACTACCAGGGATGCCGCAAGAATCGACGTAATCAACCATGTTCTGAGTGATACCCGATGCGTTGGTAAATGACCCTCGCCCAACATATTTAACGATATGGCCGCCCATTTTCAGCCGAGTACCTTCGGGAAGAACAGCGAGGCGATCAGCGGTTAAACGTGGTAATGCTTGCATGATGAACTCCTAGAAAAAGGGTGTAGATATCTCGGCGCCTTAAAGGCCGCCCGTACGATTTAGATTGGATAATGTTTACTTGCTTAAGCCGTTTCCGCGTCCATCGAGATAGATATCGATAAGCAGGGCTTTGGTGTAGGTACGTTCGCAGCCGCGGTGAAGGTAAAGCTTCCCGCGCTTGTGAGCTGATGCCGTCCAGGTGCCGTCGCGATGCTTAACCAGCATGCCTGGCTGAACGGCGCCGCGGTTAACGGTCTGGGTACCGTAGTGCTGACTAATCATGGAAGACCTCCATCACAAACAAGGCAATCAGCAGGTATATGGCTATCAAGCCAATGCAGATGCGGGTCAGGTTTCGCCAGCACCGGCGGGACATACCGCAACGACCATCATCAAATTCATCGTGATTCATATCACCCTCGTTGCCTTATCGCCGGCCAGCGGAACAAGAAAGACTTCTGCGCTTAATCTCTGGCGGTGGATGGCCGCCGGTTGTCATAACTAAGCCGCCTCGATGAAGCGACTGAGGTATGAAAGTCGTTTGAATACGCACCATTGCCGCTCTCCCTGAGCCCGCCGGGCGCCCGACGCATGGTTTACTGTCGCGCCGTTCGACTGACCGAATCTCCACTTCGCCGCTGGCTAACTTCGCTCAGCTGTCGATGTTTCGTTTCGATGGATAAACAATACTAGCGGTACTAATATATATCAATACCGCTAGTATTAATAAATCATTGATTAATACTAATTGTATGAATTTGATGTGATTTTATTTTTGTAAATGCCGGTGATATGCTGCAAAAAACATCATTAGGCGGGTTTCAATGGATACCAAAGAGTGGGTTGACGGCCTTCGGTGGCTTAGTGACGAGCAGATTGTTGATTTGCACTTCCAGCTCCAGGAGAAAATCAAAGAGCACTATAAGCAACGAGACGTTTGCGATAATCTGGAGCGGGCCATCCAGTTCTGCGAGCAGCATGTGGCTTTAGCTGAACTGGCATTCCCAGCGCTGAAGGCAAAACATAACAAGCAGGCTGCTGAATACGTAGCTTTGACGGGTAATAAATACCCAGCTGAATTTTACGCACCGGCCCACCACGGATACCGGCAACTGATAAATATCATGAAGAAAAGGAAGCAGTTAGATATAGTGGCTCAGCTCGAAGCAAAGAGAAGATCAGAGGGATGGAGAGAGTAGGCGAGTAGGGTTAAAGGGATAAAAAAACCGGCACGCGGCCGGTTTTGTTTACAACTCTCGCTTGGCTGTAATTTTTATGGGCTCATTCTTCTGAGCTGACGGTACCTGCAAAGGGCTGAGTCCAGCTTTGGAACAAAGCGAAGTAACATGCTCTTTCCAATACGGCCAAGCAGCATTGTTGATTATGTCATCAGCGCTAAACTTTTCTATCTCTTCGATTGTTACAGCTGAGTCTGAGTCAAAAACAACATCGTGCTGAGCTTCAATTTCGAACAGAACTTTAGATGTTTCTGGATCTTGCTCTGCTTCAGTTGCTCTTATAGAACATTGCAGCCTGAAAAGACATACGCACCGACTTATCTTAGTTAGTTCTTCGTCTTCATATTTTTCAGCAACTTGTACGCTAACAATACGGTTATTCGATTGAAGGGTTAGATCCATGCCCTCTAACATAAAAATGTTTGTGTCAGCATCAAAAGTGAGAGAAGACTTTCTCAACAGTACATCTTTTACTTCTCTTAAAATCATAATTTACTACCTAAGGCAATCGTTTCAATCATATGCCAAGTGTTATGTTGAGTTGGTTCAGACACATAATTCTGGATGACGACTTTTACCGAATCTTCAGCAGGACTTTTCGCGTATTTAAGGTGACCAGTTTTTGAAACAAGATAAGTCTTGATCATTTCTAACTCGGTAGTGCGATTGGTATACTCTACGGTGGTTACGGCCGGACAACCTTTACGCAGAAACTCAAAAGCAGCGGGAACCGAGTAAGCCGTTCTTAAAAGCTTATCCAGCGCAAATGATTGCGTTACGTCACCATTTTCATATTTGGTAAACGCGTTTTTGCCCCCACCAAATATGATTGCTGCTTCAGATTGGGTAAGACGTAAATCCTCTCTGATCGCCTTTATCTGACCGCCTGTAAGCAATCCATCAGCTTCTCGATAAAAATCAGTCATCTGGCGTTTGTTAAATTTTGCCTGCTGAACTGTTAGGGTTTCTGAGCCACATGATTCGCAAACAGATGCATGGAACGGGACCTCTTTTTTAAAACCCTCAAACTCCCTGAGGATCTTGGTTTTCGTTTCATGCAACCCTTCATCCCCGCATATTGGGCAGAGTGAATAACGTTTCATGATTTGTCCTTAGTTTTCAGTTGATTCATGCAATGAAATGACTGCTACCGTGTTTCCAGAGTCTAAAAGGCATACTTTTACGTATAACATAACTGTGCACTCGCAACGTTCGTGGGGTATGTACAATTGCGCAGGCACTACATAAGCATCACATGCAAATAGCCCTTTCGGAGCGTTACCATTGCACCACTGTGAGTTGATGTATCGCCCACCTTTTAAGGCTAGTTCTACGTATGTACGAACATCCCCCAGATCCACACGATGAAGTGCTAAAAAATCATTTGTCTTATGTGTAACAGAGTTTACTTGGCACCTTGCTAACTCCGCTAGGAGGTTTGGATACAGCGGACCTTCCTCAATGATGCGCTCTTCGCCATCTCTCAAGGGCTCCTTTGGCGCACCAGTCTTATACTTACTACATATCTTTATTACCATTATGGTAAGTCCAGGGTGAAAATGTCAACAGGAATAAGTCTCAAATATGTATGATAATGTTTGCACGGCATTCTGAAATTAATATTTAAATCAATAGCCTGTGCATTTCATGATTAGCACATTTAAACTAAACGCAACTTTGTCTCTACAGCAACCCCAATAATCCGGCAGTTACCATTAATCGGCACGAGCGGCCATTGCGGGTTAAGGCCCTTCAGGTACTTCTGCCCACCGTCGATCACCAACTTCTTGAATGTTGCCTCGTTCGAGTCCGATAGCTTTGCTATAACCAGGCTGCCGTTGATCGCTTCACGACCAGTATCGAATAGAACAAATGTACCCTCAGGGATACTCAGTCCTGCCGGTGCAGTCATGGAGTCACCATCTACCTGCAGCCAAAACGCCTCACCCTGAATGTGAGCGTCAGACTCAAGCCACAAGTCGATATCTTTGAGGGTGTATGGCTCAACAGCCTCACACCATGCACCTGCCTGAACCTTGCTAATGACCGGGTATTTTGAACCTGGATAATAATGCCCGGCGAACGAAGTATTTTCCGACGCTACCGAGCTCATGTCAGAGATGTCCTTCGCAAGTGACGGACTGAAATCAGAGACACTAACCCCAAGAAGCCTCGCAAATACTGATGCTACCGCTGTATTTAAAGCATTCCTTCCATTCAGGTAATGGCCGACGGCACCCTGAGATATGTCCAGCGCGTCCGCAATGGATTGCTGAGTAATACCCAGTTCTTTTTTCTTCGCTTCGTAAAGGGCTTTTAAACGCTGTGAGTCAGCCACTTGAGCAGGGGTGAGGATCTTTTTCTTTTCCATTATCAGATATTAATACCAAAGCTCATATTTTAAAAATACCGCAAGTATTGATTTATTTAATACTTGTGGTATTGTTTGGTTATGCACTCAATGGAGCAACCACATGAAAATTTCTTTAGCTGAGTTTGTTGGCGAGGTAGGTCAGGCCAAAGCAGCTGATGCCATCGGCGTTCACCAAACGGCAATTAGTAAAGCGATCAGGGTTGGTCGTCAGATTTTTATCAACAAGCTTCCTACTGGCGAGGTGAAGGCGGTCGAATACCGCGATTTTCCTCATAGCAAGAAGCAGGAACATCAGGAATAGCACATGCATTCACTTGCGTATCAACACAATACCGGATTCGTTCCGGCCGCGATGATAAATCGCGCTCAAACAAAACAGGGTCACGATCATGACCTGATCCGAGATGCAGTAAGAGCCTGGGCGTCGGCTATCGATAATCAGGATGTGGTTTCGGCACTGATTATCAACGAATACCGGGAGCAGGGCGGCGATTCGATCAGCTTTCCTGACGATATCAGCCGTGCCCGGCAGAAACTCTTTCGCTTCCTGGATAACCGGTTTGATTCCGATCAGTACCGCGAGAACGTTCGCCAGCTGACACCGGCAATCATGGCCGTTTTACCACTGGAATTCCGAACAAAGCTGGCTCCGCAGAACGACACTATGTCGCTGATAGCTTCTGCAATGAAAGAGTGTGCTGAGGCCAAGCAGGCAGTGCTTCTTAACGCGCCTGAGCATCAGAAACTGAAGGAGGTAAGCGAGGGTATCGCTTCGCTGTTTCGCCTCATGCCGGAGCAGGTAGGTCCGCTGATGACGATGGTGACATCGATGCTGGGGGTTATGTGAAGACGTTAGGAATGGGTGAAGACTGTTGTGCGCCAACACAGCCAGCCTTCGATGCAATAACGCGAGTCAATTGCGAGGTCATTATGACAAACGCTAATCAAAAACGCCAGGCGCAGGAGGTTTAACTGTGTCGAACGTAGCTTACGCCAATTTCGCGGCACACTCAGCCGCTAGGAGCAACAGGATGGAGAACCAGAAGTCTGGTTACGTCCCGTTGTACCGGAGCATCAAGAAGAAGTCATGGGCTAAAGACGTGTTCCTGCGCGCATTGTGGGAAAACCTTCTCATTGACGCAGCCAGACAGCCATATGTGGCCTTCTTCAAGGGCAAGCAATGGCCTCTGCAACCCGGACAACTGGTCGTCACTGCTGCAGATCTTGGGCTTCAGTTGTGTGACCGTCAGGGTAATCCGACAAGCCGTGACGCAGTGGAGAGAATGCTGTCTGTTTTCGTTCGCGAAGGGATGATCACCATCGAAGGAGAGAAGCGAAAAGGCAGGGTGATCACCATTAAAAATTATGTCGAATATGCTCAAAAAATGGACGATTTACCCGCACATAAAGCCGCACATATAAGCGCACATGACGAAGCCAGTAATGGCGCGGGTTCGGAAGGGTATGCCGCACATAAAGCCGCACAATTCCCCGCACATCATGAACAAGAAGGTAATAACAAGAATATAAATAACTCTTCGTCCGAGAATTCTGACGAATCCTCTGACAAGCCCGGAAAGAAAACTCCTGCTTTGAGACCAGAAGCAGCGATCCAGAGCGGAACCAAATGGGGCAACTCTGAAGACCTCCGCTGTGCTGAATGGCTGTTCACCGTCGTACAGGGCATCGCCCCCTCTGCAAGAAAACCGAACTACGCCACCTGGGCGAATGATATCCGCCTGATGCGAGAACGTGACAAGCGTACCCACAAGGAAATCGCCTCGCTGTTCAAGTGGGCCTGTGAAGACAAGTTCTGGAAGGGCAATGTCCTGTGCCCATCAACCCTTCGCGAAAAGTGGACTCAGCTCGATATCAAGCGAGGTAAGCAGACCAACGGAACTGCTGCCGACAAGCCAAAGGTTGACCTGACCAACACTGACTGGATTTACGGAGTGCAGCTATGAAAAGCCTTGCAGAGCAGATGCATAACTTTGACCGCGAGCAGCTGCGCCGCGTTGCGCACAATCTGCCGGAGCAGTACGACGAGAAACCGCAGCTTGAGCAGGTGGCGCAGGTCATCAACAGCGTGTTCAGCCAGTTGCTGGCAGCTTTCCCGGCAACCACTGCAAACCGTGACCAGACCGAGATGAACGAAATCCGGCGCCAGTGGGTTCTGGCATTCAGAGAAAACGGCATCACCACCATGGAGCAGGTTTCCGCCGGCATGCGGGTAGCCCGTCGTCAGGAACGCCCATTCCTTCCGTCACCCGGTCAGTTTGTTGCCTGGTGCAAAGCTGAAGAAGCCACGGTGGCCGGGTTACCTAACGCCGATCAACTGGTGGACATAATTTACCAGTACTGCCGTACGCGCGGACAGTATCCGGATGCCGAATCTTACCCATGGGAGTCCAACGCGCACTACTGGCTGGTTACATCCCTGTACCAGAACATGCGCGCAAACGGCCTCAGCGACGCTGAGTTGCGCCGCAAAGCATCAGAGGAACTGGCGCGCATGGCTAACCGAATTAACTCAGGAGAGAGGATTCCGGAACCCGTTAAGCAACTTCCTGTTCTTGGTGGTAAGCCGTTATCACGCATGCAGGGACTGGCCAGGCTGGCTGAAATTCGCGAGAAGCACGGACTGAGAGGGCGCAAACAATGACCGGAAAAGACGCAATTCTGAATTACCTCAAGACACACAAAACCTGCAGCTCCCCGGATGTGGCTGAAGCTTCTGGCATGTCTCACACCTGCATTAACCAGGCGGCCAACATTCTGGCAAAGCAGGGCGTACTGGTAGCAGTAGCGAAGGTATGGCGAACGGTTCACTACCGGCTGGCTACCGAGGAAGAAATCTCCGGCCAAAAGAGTACCAATCAGATTTTCAACGAGTGCCGGCAGAGCCCGGTGATGAAGCGAATTTTAGCGGTCTACGGGAGAGCGCAGGCATGAAATTCATCAAATTAAGCCAGCAAGCGACGATAGATCGCCAGGGTAAATATGGCTGGGAACCAGAAACAGTTTACGAACCGGTATTTGTCGCTGCTACGCATATCGTGAGCATGACTCCGCATGGAATTACAACTGTGAAAATGTCCTCTGGCGAGCGCATCGACGTTAAAGAGACTCCTGAAGAAATCATCGCATTACTTGAAGGTGAGGTGATGGCATGAATAACGAAATCCAACAGATTGCACAGCAGAACGATATGAGTATTGAGTTTGTTCGCTGGTTCTTCAACGAAAAGAAAGCAGCTTGCGGTGAGCAATGGTTTCTGGCGTTAGGTGCTATGTGGGAAGGCTGGAAAGCGCCTGAAGGAGAAATGACCGCACTGGCGCTGACTATTGAGAAGAGTCGTGAAGCATCGGGATGCCCGGCTGGCGTAGACCTGCAGGACTGGGTGAAGCAGCTGGCGGCGGAGAATGTGCAGGTAAGAGAACGTCACCGTTTCATTCGCGCACTGGCGATTTCAATTCTCGAGCATAGCGGCGGCCTTCATGACTGGCGCGGAGCTATGGAAGACGCATCTGATTTGGTGAAGACGGTCGATGAGGTTTACTCCAATACCCCCGCCACCGATCGCATCGTAGCCGAAGCCGAGGCGCGCGGAATTGAAAAGGGCCTTGCACACCTAGAAAACAAATTCAGCAATATCGGCGTTCAGATTATGAATCTGCAATGGCTGGCTGATTCGCTGCGCGAGGGGGTCGACAAATGATCCACTTCCACGGAGGGCCAATCACGCCAGATTCCTGTGCGTTGAAGGCGTGGAAGGGGCGCCATGCGTTCATCAGCTTCGCAAATCCCGGGCAATTAAAACTCGCCAGCGAGGTAACGCAGTCATTCGCACTTGATAACGGAGCCTTCAGCTTCTGGGATAAAGGCCAGCCTGTTAACTGGTATGACTATTACGAATTCGTCAAGGAGTGGATGAATCATCCTCGTTTCGCATTTGCAGTTATCCCTGATGTTATCGGTGGAACCAGCGAAGAGAACGATGCGCTAATAGCTGAATGGCCTCACGGAAAATTCGTCGGTGCGCCAGTCTGGCATATGAGCGAACCTGACGAGCGTTTTATTCGTCTCTGCCATGATTTTCCTCGTGTCTGCATTGGCTCAATGGGTGAATACGATGCAAAGCGACCACGCGCCTGCAGGGCAAAATTGCGAGACCTTATCCGGCACGTAGTCGATTCAAATGGTTATCCGATTACCAAGCTCCATGGCCTTCGCATGCTGAATAAAGACATTTTCACTCACATACCGCTCTCATCAGCTGACAGCACAAATGTGGCACGCAATATCGGCATTGATAAGGCATGGGATAAAGCAGCCTATGCGCCAGCCAGCAAAGAAACCCGCGCCGCTGTGCTGGTAGAGAGGATCGAGTCATTGAACAGCGCAAGTGCACTCAACTATAACGCCGATCGCGATCGTTTCATGCCGCAATTGGCCTTTGAGATTTAGGGAGTCAACTATGACTGATATCACCAGGCTTTTAGCCAGCCTCAAGCGCCGCTCAGCCCACGCAAAAGAGTTTGGCCACGATGTTCTGTTTGTAAAGCTTGAAGACATTGATGCGCTGGTAGAGGCGCTGGAATCGAACACATCATCGTCAGATTTACAGGATCAGCCTGGTCAAAAAAGAGGCAATCTTAGCGATCAGTGCGTTTAAACATCCTTGTACTGCGTCGATAGAGCACCTCTAAAGACATCGTAGATGTGACCAAATCAACGATAATACAAGGGTTATTGATTGCTTTAACCTCAGTAAGTTAAGCGTAGGGCAGTCTAGAAAGTGTCACCATTTCTTTAATCGATAGCGAAGTTGACGAACGTAAAAATCAGGACTATAAGTACTGTATAAATACACATGTGTATTTATACAGTATAGGTTCTGGTAATCGACAAGGAAAAATGGAAATGGTTGACCAAAAAAGCAATGCACAAGTTTCAAACGGTGTTAACGACGATATTTCAGAAATGAAATCATTGACCACGTTGCGCAAGCGTGTGGTTTCCGATGGTGAGGTGGTGTCTAAATCACAGAGCGCTTTTCGTCTGGCAGGTGGTAAAACGGGAGTCATCCTGCGCAATGACGGTAATGACTTTTACGCTCTTGTAACTCCAGAAGGTCAGGCGCAAGACGGACAATGGAACACCCTTCGCCCATTATCTTTCAATCTCAAAACTGGTCGAGTTTCGCTCCGTAATGGCGTGGACATTTCTGGTGGGGCAGTAGTTTCGCATGATGCAGGCATTTCGGCGCGTACGACCGGCCCGTCGCCGATCATAAATGGACAGACCTATTCAGCCCCATCCATTCATACCGATTTTACCAGCGGTAATATCACGACCCAGATGATGATGGGCTCCAGGGTAGAAGCAGGCAAGCAAGATTACGGTCTGCTGTCCTATCGCGACTGGCAAGGTAAATGGAACGAACTGCGCGTTCGATCAAACGCCGAACTGGATGCTGGGCAGTTTACCAAACGTAACGCTGATGGCTGGTTCTGGGCTGGCGGGAATAAGACTCAGAATGGCTCTGAGCGGATAACCACCGGGTTGCATCTTCAGGGAGCCGGTGACCTTTTCACCAATCTTTATCATTACGAGCGCATTGGCAAACACCATTTTATGGGCGTTCATGTCGGAAATGGTGGTGCTAATGGCTTCTATGAATTCCGTAACGACGGACATGCCTACACCAACGGAGGCTGGAACAGCAGCTCCGATGCGCGAATGAAAACCCAGGTCGAGAAAATCGATAATGCGTTAGAAAAGCTCGATCGTATTAGTGGTTACACATATCTGAAGCAGGGCGTTACCGAAGCTGGTGTAATCGCTCAGGAATTGGAGGAAGTCCTCCCACAGGCTGTTTCAAAGACGGAACTTACACTCAATGACGGCAGCGTGCTGCAGGATGCACGCAGTATCAACATCAACGGCGTGGTGGCATTACTTATTGAGGCGCTTAAGGAAGAGCGTCAGGCTCGACTTGTCCTGGAAAAGCGTTTAGCCGCTTTGGAAGCTCGTAGTGGTCAGGAGACAGAGTGATGGCAGATAATCAACCGGTTCCTCTTACCCCCGCACCACCTGGAATGGTGTCACTTGGTGTAGATGAAGATGGCGTAGAAGTGATGACTGTCATTGGTGGAGATGGCAGTGGCACAGGGTTTTCTGGGAATGAAGCACCTATTATTCCTGGAAGTGGGAGCCTCCAGGCCGACTTAGGTAAAAAGTCTCTAACCCGACTACAGGCTGAAAGTTCAGCAGCAATTCATGCGACTGCAAAATGGACTACAGAGAATCTTGCTAAAACGCAGGCTGCGCAGGCTGAAAGAGCCAAGGCTGCCATGCTTTCTCAGCAAGCAGCAAAAGCAAAACAGGCCCAACTCACGCAACATCTGAAAGATGTGGTGGATCGCGCGCTTCAGAACAACAAAACACGGCCTACGGTTACTGATCTTGCTCATCAGAATAACCAACAAATGGCCGCAATGGCCGAGTTTATAGGCCGTCAAAAGGCAATTGAAGAAGCTCGTAAAAAGGCTGAAAGGGAAGCCAAAAGAGCTGAAGAAGCTTATCAGGCTGCTTTGAGAGCCCAGGAAGAAGAACAGCGCAAGCAGGCAGAAATTGATCGGAAATTGCAGGAGGCAAGGAAGCAAGAAGCAGCAGCAAAAGCAAAAGCAGAAGCTGACAGAATTGCGGCTGAGAAAGCTGAAGCAGACGCAAGAACTAAAGCGGAAGCTGAGCGACGGAAAGCAGAGGAGGCTCGAAAGGCGCTTTTTGCAAAGGCTGGGATTAAGGACACGCCCGTTTATACACAGGAGATGACAAAAGCAGCCACTACATTGTTTTTAACACCGGGTGTTAGGTTACTGAATCGTGCTCCAGCGATGATTCAGTTATCCGCTTTGGCTGCAGAAATTAATGGCGTCTTAACTACTGCTGCTAGTGCAGTAATGACGGCCACTGCTGAATTCTCAGGTTGGATTGCCTCAGCGTTATGGCGAGGTGTAGCTGGTGTTGCAACAGCCAGTACTGTTGGTCCCATGGTTGCCGCAGCATCGACGCTATTCTTTTCACCTCGCGCAGGTGGCGGAAGCGACAGTAAGGTTCCCGGTAGGGATATCGAGATGTTGGCTGCACAAGCCCGGTTGTTCACGGCGGGTAAGCTGAGTATCGAACCGGGTATGAAGAGCGTCAACCTCCCGGTACGTGGCTTCATCGCTTCGGAAACTAATGGGCGCCAGTCTCTGATTCTTGTAAAAACCGGTACTGATGGAGTGCCTTCCACTGTTCCAGTATTAGATGCTGTACGTGACAGTACTACTGGTCTTGATAAAATAACGGTACCGGCGATGTCTGGTGCGCCGTCGCGGACCATCCTCGTGAATCCGGTTCCAATTGGCCCTGCTGTACCGTGGCATACCGGCAATAGCGGGCCAGTGCCAGTAACACCTGTTCACACCGGTACAGAGGTGAAGCAGGCTGACAGTATCGTCACGACAACTTTGCCGATTGCAGACATTCCGCCACTGCAAGACTTCATATACTGGCAGCCGGATGCTTCTGGGACAGGTGTTGAGCCAATTTATGTTGTGATGAGTGGTATTTATGGTGAAACAAACGCTAAAGGTAAATCCAGCGGACGCCCATTTAATACTGACAGAGCAGGCGGTCCCATTCAGAGCTTGGACTGGAAAGCAGCAGTTATTGACCGAGAAGGTGTAAATAAGGTGAAACTGCATACCGGCCGATTTACTGAGTCTGATGCCAATAAAGTAATGATAGAGCGGCTGGAAAAAATTCTCTCCGGCGAGTTAAATGCAACAGATACCGATAAGCGATACTACACACATGAAATCAGAGAGTTGGAGCGGTATCGGAATCTTGGTGTAGCAGATGGGACCCTTCCTGCTAACGCAGCGGAAGTGTGGAATAATACCCATACGGCTACTCTGGAGGACTATAAATTAGGTAACAGTGAAACTCTTTTATACACTCCAGAGGCACTCAAGGCAGCGGAAGAACAAGAACTAAGGGAGTTAAAATGATTGATTTTGAACGTATGGTAGCAGAACAAAATCTCGTTGATATTATCCTCTTCCTGGTAAGGAAAGAGAACGGCTTTGGTTACCCTCAAATGGATCGTTTTTTCAGTCGTCATAAGTTTTCAGTCATAGAGAACGGTGAGTTCATGAGGACATTTGAACAGATGCGACTAAAAGGAGAAGTTGAATTGGGAGAGAAAATGCTTGTTGTAAAAGGGCCGAACTGGAAAGAGCCGAGATTTGTTACCGAAAAAAAATACGGTATTGAATAACTTTTTTCTTACACTTTTTTGCACTATGTCCGGTAAATTAAAGGTGCCGGACATTCATTTGTGATCTCATAAACTTTCAGCAATAGCGTGCTTCGTTTACGTTAGTGTCATTATAAACGCAGGCTGTTCGGTAAACTCCCATGCTCTGTGTATAATCGAAATGCATGATGGGTTGATGCTTAATGAGTTTCATCTCAAAATCCATTAGATGGATAACGTAATGATTAATAAAGTTATTTCTGATTATACGGAAGCGGAATTCCTTGAGTTTGTAGAAAAAATATGCCGAACTGAAGGTGCAACGGAAGAGGAAGATGACAAATTAGTTGACGAGTTCGAGCGGTTGACTGAGCACCCAGATGGCTCTGACTTAATTTACTATCCTCGCGATGATCGTGAAGATAGTCCAGAAGGTATCGTGAAGGAAGTAAAAGAATGGCGTGCAAAAAATGGCAAGCCAGGATTCAAGGATAGCTAACCACCTGAACCGCTCAAAAACAATCTAAACCCGCTATGGCGGGTTTTTTTGATACTGTGTGTTCCGCAAGCCGTCTTTTAAGAGAAAACTAGCATGTCAAAGACTCTCACTGATGAAGAGCTAAATGTTCTCATCGAAAAAGCGCAGGCTCATTCAGAAGTGATGTTTGAATTAGGTTCAGAACAGGAAGCTGAAGAGTCTGGACAGATACTAAGCGCATTAAGTGAATTAAAGCGCTTGAGGAGAGGAGTAGTCCCGCAGGAAGTTGGCGATGACTAAATCCCCAGCAGAACGCAAAGCTGCGCAGTGATGTATACTCCCTTCACAACCTGAGTGGAGTTTTTGGAATAATTATGAACTGGGAATTTACTAGTGCCGACTGGAACATAGCTATTGCAGCAGTTACGGCATTTGGTGGCTTGGCTGCGGCATATGCAGCATTCTTAAGTAGACAGACAGCAACGAAATCTCTTCAACTGCAAAGCAGAATGAATGCTTATGAGTCATTAAAGAATTGCGCAGAGAGGGCTAACGGATATGCCAAAGGGAAGCAAGGTTCTGATTGGACATTCCATGATGGCGCAAACATTGTCAGAAGCCTGCGACAGGCGATGAAAATTATACGGGATTATAGTGAGTACAGTGATGACAAGGAAAGTGAAGAATTAAAAGAATACTTTATAAATCAAATTAATATGGAACTATTCGAAGAGCTGAATCATAACGATGCCCCTGGAGCTTTATTTAAAGGAAAAGGCGATTGGGACGCCGCAGTTAAGCTTAAAGATCATTGGGATGATGCCATTAAGTTTTTTAACCTAATGATAGCCACGGATGCTGATCTGGCAGATTGAATAATTGAAATATAACTACATCCACTTTAGAGATATAGCCTATGTCAAAGCATAACATTGCAACAAAAACCAAGGACGAGTAGGACAAGGTCAACCTCGATCTCGCTGCTTCAGGCGTCGCCAGAGAGCAGCCACAGCATCTCCGAGAGTATGTTATGGAACGAGTTCGCTACTATCGCGAGCAGAGCGCACAACTTCCTCGCGCTTCCGATCCACTTTACACAGAATGGCAGACTTAAATGCAAGAAAATGAAATGCAAGAACAGCATGTAAAACAGGAAACAAAATCTCAGGCTATCGATTTTTCAACGGAATTTGATGCTCTGATAAATGCAAAAGGAAAGATTACTACTTCCATGCTAACGGCGGTTAATCGATATTTTTTGTACTTTTCTTTCTTTGAGTCTTTGCTTCTTGGATGCTCTGGAGGGCAAAGGAGGAGTTCTGCCTATGCAAATGCTCTCAAAGAGAGAGGGTATTTTGATGAAAATGTAATTAGATCAACATTCAGCGTGTTTGCAGATAGATACGTTACTGATCGACAGAGGTATGAGAGTCTTTGTGGTGAAGATAGGCATACACCCCCTGATACTAAAGAAAAATATTATGGTGTGATGTGTGCGAATGCAGATGACCTTGTTGCTAAGTTTGAATTATGTTTATTTGTCTGCTTCAGACTGAGGAACAATCTTTTCCATGGGCCAAAGTGGAGATATTTCCTTGGTGGGCAAGAAGAACTACTCTTGACTGCCGGAAGTTTTATACATTCGATTCTTGATAAAGTCCCCAGAAGTGAAGAAGGTTGGGAGTTTCAGGATATTTTGTCGCCAACAGAATAGTTTTGATTTTCCATTATCAACCAGCCATAATTATGTCATCGGAGCCTGAACAACTCCGGTGACTTCTGCGCTTTGAGGGGACTCAAAGTGCAAACGACAATCAGAACACCTTTCAACCAGTCACAGATGCAGAAATGCACCTGCGATTCTCTGCATTCTGCGGTTTCCGTTAAGGAGGCCGTATGACTCTGCCAGTAGACGGCATCAAACTCCATCGCGGTAACTTCGCGGCCATCGGCCAGCAGATCCAGCCACTGCTGGATGCCGGCCAGTGCTTCCGTTTGCAGGTTAAGCCCTGGCGCGAGAAGCGCAGCCTTTCTCAGAACGCGCTCAGCCATATGTGGTACAGCGAAATCAGCGAATACCTCATCACCCGCGGCAAGACCTTCGCTACTCCTGAGTGGGTCAAAGACGCGATGAAGCACACCTATCTCGGCTACGAAGATAAAGACCGCGTGGACGTCGTGTCCGGCGAGGTCACCACCGTGCAATCCCTCCGCCATACGTCCGAGTTGGAAACAGTCGAGATGTACATTTTCCTGTGCAAAGTCGAAGCCTGGGCGATGAATATCGGCTGTCACCTGACCATTCCTCAAAGTTGCGAATACCAGCAACTTCGCGACAAGCAGGAGGCCTGATGTCTACTCCACTTTCCCGCGTCATCACAAACGAAATCTTCCGTGTTCCGGCGCGCCACAAGCGTAAGCCAGATGTTAAGCCTTCCGATATCCCGACACTGAAGGGCTACACCGCCCGCCTGGTGGATCAGAAATGGCTGCGTCTCGCGGCAAGGAGGGCGCATGGCTAATTTATGCAAAGCGGCACGCGGCCGCGAATGTCAGGTGCGGATCCCCGGCGTATGCAACGGAAATCCTGAAACCACTGTACTGGCACACATCCGCCTGGTTGGACTGTGCGGTACTGGAATCAAACCGCCTGATCTGATCGCCGCTATCGCATGCAGCAGTTGCCACGACGAGATTGATCGCCGCACCCGTCTGGTCGATGCGGAATATGCAAAGGAGTGCGCTCTTGAAGGCATGGCTCGCACGCAGGTTATTTGGCTGAAAGAGGGGCTCGTAAAAGCATGAATGAATATCGCATCAGCCTCCCGTGGCCGCCGAGCAACAACCGTTACTACCGGCATAATCGCGGGCGCACGCACATCAGCGCAGAAGGGCAGGCGTACCGCGACAGCGTCGCCAGAATCATCAAAGACTCAATGCTGGATATTGGCCTGGCCACACCAGTAAAAATCCTCATCGAGTGCCACATGCCTGATCGGCGTCGCCGGGACCTGGACAACGTGCAAAAGGCAGCATTCGACGCTCTGACCAAATCCGGGTTTTGGCTCGATGATCAGCAGGTGGATTACTACAGCGTGAAGAGGATGCCGATTGTTAAAGGTGGTCGGCTTGAACTGACTATCACCGAACTGGAGGCCGCATGAGCCGCGACGTTATCGAACGCATCCGCGAACGCTGGCAAAAACTGCGTCTATGTCGGCACCGTGGCACCGTACTGGTTGACTACCGCATTTTGAAGAATTTCGTCCGCATCTATCAGGCTTCAGGAGAGAAAGCATGAACACCCAGTACCTTGAGTATGTTCGCCAGCAGCTGATAGTGGCCACCGCCGATCTGAGCGGTGCGACGAAAGGGCAACTGGTAGCCTTTGCAGAGAACGCACAATTCACAGCGACGGCGCGCAGCCGCGGCAGAAAGAAAGTCGCCGATCCGGTCTCCGGCCGCATGGTAAACCCATCCAGCCCGCCAATTCCAGGGCAGCAGTCCCGCGCAAAAGGCTCCGCAATTGCCCTGGTGCGGCCCGTGGAATATTCAACTGCATCCTGGCGCCGCGCGGTTCTATCGCTGGAAGAGCATCAGAAATCCTGGCTACTGTGGAACTACAGCGACAATATCCGTTGGGAGCATCAGGAGACGATCACCTGGTGGGCGTGGGAGCAATTCAGCCAGAAGCTGGCCGGCGTGCGCATTGCAAAGAAAACGGTCGATCGTCTGCGTCAGCTTATCTGGCTGGCAGCGCAGGACGTCAAAGCTGAACTGACAGGGCGCAACACATACGAATACCAAATGCTTGCCTCCCTGATCGGAGTGACCACGAAGAACTGGTCAGAAACGTTTACGGAGCGGTGGGAGGAGATGAAAAGCACTTTGCGGCGCCTTGATAGCGATTCGTTATTACAGGTTACGCGAACACGTTCACAACAAAAGGCGACAAATTTAGATATAAGTCTTGCAAAACTGGATTGAAACGCATATATTTCATGTAAATTTGATAGTGTGCCAATTTTACGTTAACCCGCCTCTGAGCGGGTTTTTTGTCTTAAAGATTTCTACAGAAATTATCTCCAATTTTGGTTGAGTGCGCTTCGATGTCCTTGTCGAAGACTACAGCACTAGATTTGTATTTTGGAAAATTAAGGATGTATTTAGGCCCGATAAAGCCCGAGATTTCAGAATATGTTTCAACGGCGGCGATCTGGCCATTCCAGCTATAATGTGGGTCGGTACCTATTATGCAGTCGCCTTGTTTGTATTTTCCGACTGCGTCTGAAGCGAAGCCGCTCGCTGAGGATACTAGCAAGACTGTTGTTAAAATTACCTGTTTCATATTGACTCCTTGTCATTAAGCACACATCGGATCTTAATGTCTACAGAGCGTTAAAACTACTCTGTAATTTTATGTTCTTGCTATGTTTCCCACTTCTGTAACGCATGCTATATATACGAAAGACAAAGCGAAGCATCGATTGCCCTCCAGGTAAAACAGTAGCTCGGGATACTTGGAATGATGCTGTCGGTTTGGTCTGACATGAACCTACTTCTTGGCCTGCTCCATAGCAGGCTTTTTTTTGCCGCAAAAGGGCAAATCGACATTCGATAAAACTCATTTCAAGGCTGCGCTTTTGCGCGGCCTTTTTATTTCAGGACCGCGGGAATCATCTACGACGAGCTTTGTTGATAAATCAGCCCGACGGTCCTGATCCTTTCAAACACACACAGCACCCGCTAACTACGCGAGGTGAGAGTATGTATTCCATGGAAAAGATAACCACTGGTGCTGCGTATGGCGCTTCAGCCGGGAGCATCCTGAACGGCATGCTTAATGCCTACAGTCCCGAGCAGTGGAATGCCATCGGCGTGCTGGTGGGCATTGTCATTGCCGTACTAACGTATCTGACGAATTTGTATTTCAAAATCCGCGAAGACAACCGACGAAGCAGGAGCAGAGATGAACCCGACGCTCAGGAATAAACTGATTGGCGCCATCGCCGGAGGCTCCGGCGCGATCGCAATTGCCTCTGTCATGCTTGGTAACGCTGATGGACTGGAAGGGCGGCGCTATTACGCCTATCAGGATGTCGTCGGCGTCTGGACTGTTTGCGATGGACATACCGGTTCAGATATTCGCCGCGGTCACCGCTACTCCGACAAAGAGTGCGATAACCTGCTGAAGTCAGACCTGCGAAAGGTTGCTAACGCCATTGACCCGCTGATTAAGGTTCGCATCCCTGATCCTACCCGTGCCGCTCTTTACTCCTTCACTTATAACGTTGGCTCTGGTGCCTTCGCCAGTTCCACGCTACTGAAGAAATTGAATGCTGGAGACGTGCCGGGTGCGTGCAAAGAACTGCAGCGCTGGACGTATGCCGGTGGCAAGCAATGGAAGGGCCTAATTACCCGACGCGAGATTGAGCTCGAAGTCTGCGAGTGGGGCCAGAAATGAGCCGATTAACTGCAATCATCAGCGCTGTCATTATCTGCCTCCTGGTAACCATGGCATGGGCTATTCACCATTACCGCGACAACGCCATCACCTACAAAGACCAGCGCGATAAAGCCACTGAGCAGCTCAGCCTGGCTAACGCCACCATCAAAGACATGCAGACCAGGCAGCGAGATGTTGCTGCACTGGATACTAAATACACCGGAGAACTGGCTGATGCCAAAGCTACTATCGATCAGCTTGAGCATGATGTTGCTTCTGGCAAGCGCCGGTTGCAGCTCAATGCAAAATGTCCCACGAACGGAGCGGCCGGCGCCGGCGGCATGGGCGATGCTTCCGGCCCCCGACTTGCTGACGCCGCTGAACGGGATTATTTCACCCTCAGAGAGCGAATCGTCACAGTGACGAAGCAGGTTGGTTATTTGCAGGACTACATCAAAGAGCAATGTATCAAGTAATTTCCCCGTGTAACACTGTGAAATTTTCTTATATATTAACCTTCTAAACTATATGGAGGTGAAAATGTCATCTTGGGAATGTCCGTATTGTGGCCGCCTGTCAGTCGCGACCAAGATTCAACAAAAGTATAATAACTATGTTGTTGACGCTGATACGAAGATAGGGAAGCTTTTCGTGCAATCGTGGGTTCACGTCTGTCCAAATCCTGATTGTAAGGAATTTACTTATAAATCAGAGATTGGTTCTGCGAAAATTGAAGCAAACAGGTATGTTATAGCAGAGCCTATTGAAAGCTGGATGCACCGCCCTCAAGGAGTAGTGAAACAGTTTCCCGATTACATTCCGAAAGCAATTCTTAATGATTACAAAGAGTCTGCAATGATTGCTAAGCTCTCTCCAAAAGCATCCGCAACATTAGCGCGCCGATGTTTGCAGGGGATGATAAGAGACTTTTGGGGGGTAAAAGAAAAAAATCTCTTCGAAGAGATTAAAGCTATTCAGGACAAAGTCGATTCTGATACATGGCATGCAATTGACGCAATAAGAAGCATTGGTAATATTGGTGCCCACATGGAAAAAGACATCGATCTGATTATTGATGTCGACAAGGAGGAGGCTGAACTACTTATTAGCTTGATCGAGACGTTGCTGAGTGATTGGTATGTTGAGCGAGAAAACAGACGACTCAGATCGGCGAAAATAGTTGCAGCAGCTGCAGGAAAAAAAGAAATTAAGCAACAAAATTGATGAAGCCGCCTTCGGGCGGTTTTTTATTGCCATCACCATAGGTTAGTCCATCGTAATGGCAATATCCACATAAGCGGATTAAGAGGCTCTCAATGTCTGACATCTACCAAATCACTCTTACCACCCAAACCGGCTAAACCTTCACGGGGAAGATGTCACGACGTCAGCCTGAGCTGGTTAACGGCTTTGTGCCGATGGCGATCATACGTTAGATTGGTTTAGTACTTGCTTTTGTCCAAAAGCCCTAGCCAATCTTCTAGTTGAGTTTTTATCATCATCGTAATATGGGTGAAGCACTGAAGGGGCTCTAAGAAGTGTTCTTCGGTTCTGTCGAAATCATTAGGGCCGATAACTAATTCATAATGTTCGCCACCCTTGTGACGCAGCGCCTCCTTAATATGTTCTTCTGAAAAATGGATGTATCCACTGGTCTTTTTGTACACATTTATAACCCATGGGTTTATTGTGCTTACTCTGCGGGCAAGATAATTGTCAGTCATAGGCTGATTATCATCTGACTTCATTTTGCTGATCACTTTTCCTTTCAAGACATCTTTTGAGAACTTTGTTCTGTCTTTTGAGAAGAACCCTGCATAAAGCCTCAGAGAGTTGTCAAGCTGCATCCGTACTAAAGCAAGCGCACATAGAGAATTTTTCGCATCCACCATAGATTTAAAACCTGAAGTTATAGCGCAGCTTCTTCTGGCGATGCCAGCCGCTAAAAGGAAATCATAACCAAAATCCTTGCCTTGCATTTGGATGAAAAGATCTTTGATCTCATTATCTGCTCTGTCCAAATCTCTCATGACTCGAAGGAATAACTCTGCTTTGTTTTCCATTCATTCCACCTTATGAATTTGCATAACCTTATTAAGGCATAAAACTCTATGGCAACACCAGACTGGGAGGCCATTGAATCGGCGTACCGAGCTGGTTTATTGTCCCTCCGAGAAATAGCATCACAACACGGTATCAGTGAAGGGGCTATCCGTAAGCGCGCCAAGCGTGATGACTGGTCTCGCGACCTGAATGCAAAGGTGAAAGAGCGCGCCGACGATCTGGTACGCAAAGCAGAGGTACGCAAACAGGTACGCAGTGAAGTCACTTTGAACGAACGCGTACTGATTGAGGCTACAGCTGAGGTCATTGCTACTGTACGCATGGAGCATCGCGGTGACATAAAACGCGCCAGGCAGATAACCAATGCCCTGTTTGATGAGTTGGGCGCCGAGTGTGCAGACGTAGCGGCGCTGGAGAAACTTGGAGAGTTGATGCTCAACCCTGACGACAAGGGACAGGACAAACTCAATGAGATTTACCACAAGGTAATCAGCATGCCGGAGCGTGTTAAGTCGGTGAAGGCTCTCAGTGAAGCGCTGAAGAACCTCATCGGTCTGGAACGCCAGGCCTACGATATCGACGGCCCGGAAGGCGACCACTCTGTTAAGCAACTCTCTGACCTGATGGATTCATTGTCTCAGGGGGCGTAATGAAACCTGAGCACCTCAAGCTGCTGTCCAACAAAGACTGGCGGCTGAACAACCTTTACTGGATCACCGACAAAGAGGGTAAGCCGACTCGCTTCAGGATGACGCCTGAGCAGCGGGAATACTTCGAGGGGATCCACACCCGCAATATCATCCTGAAAGCTCGACAACTCGGCTTCACCACTGAGGTGTGCATCATCCAGCTCGACGCTGCTCTGTTCGAGTCGGCAAAGTGCGCACTGATCGCCCACACGCTGAATGACGCAAAACGCCTGTTCCGGGAAAAGGTGAAATATGCCTACGACAAGCTGCCGGCCGAGATAAAGGCTGCTAACCCGGCCAGCAATGATTCGTCTGGCGAACTCGTATTTAAGAAAGGCGGCTCGCTCTACGTCAGCACGTCATTTCGTGGCGGTACTCTGCGCTACCTGCACGTTTCCGAGTTCGGGAAGATATGCGCCAAGTATCCGGATAAAGCCCGTGAAATCGTCACTGGTGCGTTTGAGGCGGTATCGACAGGTTGCTTTGCTACTATCGAGAGCACGGCGGAAGGCCGGGCGGGTTACCTCTTCGATTACTGCCAGACGGCAGAGAAAGCCCTGCTGCAGGGTAAGCCACTATCCGCGCTCGACTGGAAGTTTTTCTTCTTCTCATGGTGGAAGAATCCGCAGTACGCAATTGACCCGGTAGAGCCGCTACCTCAGCGCTTAGTTGAATACTTTGCTGAGATGGAGGCAAAGCACGGCGTTGTCGTCAACGAGCGCCAAAAGGCCTGGTATTACGCCAAAGAGAAAACACTCGGCGACGACATGAAGCGCGAGTACCCGACCATTCCGGCGGAGGCGTTCCAGCAGTCGGTTGAGGGTGCATACTACGCCAAACAATTCCGCTGGCTCTACACCAACAAGCGGATAGGCCAAATCCCGGATAACTCACATCTACCGGTTCACACGTTCTGGGATATTGGTGTGGGCGACTCCACGGCGATCTGGTTTGTTCGCGAGGTTGGTGAGGAGTTTCACATCATCGACTACTACGAAAACTCTGGCGAGGGGCTGAGGCACTACATGAAGGTGCTGAAAGACCGTGGCTACGAGTACGGCGAACACTGGGGGCCACACGACATCGATAATCGTGAATTTGGTGCAGACGCAAAATCACGGAGGGAACTCGCCCAGGAAGGGTATGAGATCGACGGTCAGGTTTACAGCATGACATTCCAGGTGGTGCCAAAAGTCGGTGTTGATACCGGCATTGAGTCGGTGCGTGAAATCCTCCCTTCATGTGTTTTCGATGAAGAGAAATGCGCTGAGGGAATATCTCACCTTGAGGGCTATCGCAAGGAGTGGGATGACAAGCGAGGATGCTGGAAAGATAAACCACTCCATGACTTCACATCACACGGCGCCGACGGGTTCCGCTACTTCGCAGTAGCGAAAAACAACCACAAACAGGTCGGTGCAATTTTCTTCACCTAAGGAAATCTCAGTGAGTAACGATACAGAAATGCAAATCCTCGCTGGGCTCATAGTGAATAGCCTTAACGAGGTGGGCCGTGCACGCCAGTTGTATACATCAGGGCTAGGGAAGTCAGGGAACACAAAACGACATCATCTATGGTGCGAGTTTGGTTACCCGGAGCGTCTCGATTTTGACCACTTCTACAACATGTATGAGCGTAATGGCGCTGCGTTTGGCGCGGTGCATAAACTGCTTGATGCATGCTGGACTGACACACCGGTGATCGTAGACGGCGATGAGACCAAAAAATCGAAAAAATCGACGCCGTGGGAGAAAAAAGTCACCAAGCTCATGAAAAAACACTGGGCTAAGGTGAAGGATGCTGACCGGAGAAATCTGGTAGGTCATTACTCCGGCCTGATTCTTCAATTTGCAGACAGCAAGGATTGGTGGGAGCCCGTCGATCGCAGTGTGATGCGGAATTCTCGCGAACGAGGCCTGGTCAAAATGATTCCAGCATGGGAGGCACAGGTTAAGCCCGGGGAACTTGAACAGGACCAGAAATCGCCAGACTACGGCATGCCGAAGTTCTATTACTTCCAGGAGCAACAAGTCGGGGACAATGGCAACATCTCAGGCCCGATGCGGTCGATTAAAATCCACCCTGAAAGAATCATCATCTTTTGTGAAGGCTCAGAAGACGAATCATCGTTGGCCGGCATTCCGTTTCTGCGAGCTGGTTACAACGACCTGCTTGATATGGCGAAAACTTCCGGCGGTAGTGCGGAAGGCTTCCTGAAGAACGCCAGCAGACAGCTCGGCATCAACATGTCGAAGGAAACAAACCTCAAGACCATCATTGATGAAGCAAAGAAAGCCGGTTACTCAGGACTGGCAGAAGCGCTAAATGCTGCCATACAGAAGCTGAACTCTGGTACAGATTCAGCACTGGTGACTCAGGAAGGTGAAGCCAAAGTGTTGTCGGTGGCGGCAGCGGATCCGAGTCCGACATGGACTGTGCTAGCAAATCAGTTTTCCTCTTCAGTCCAGATGCCATTCACCATTCTCTTTGGTCAACAGACAGGGAGGCTTGCGTCAGATCAGGACAAAAACGACTTTGCTAAGCGCTGCAACGGTCGTCGCGCAGGCTTCCAGACTGACCGTGCGACCGCGGTAATTGAGCGGTTGTGGACAGTAGAAGTCATCGAGCCTCCAAAATCTGGCGAAATAACTTTAACCTGGTCTGACTTGCTTGCACCAAGTGAGAAAGAAAAGATTGCCAACATGAAGGAAATGGCGGTTGTCGCTAGGGATACGCAGCAAGCCTACGGAACACCGGCTGTCGATGAGAATGAGGTCAGGGAAGCGGGAGAGTTAGAGCCGCGCGAAGAAGTGATAACCCCTGACCCAAACCAAAAGGTAACTACCGATGATCCTCTTTCCGATGAATCCGGAGCAAAAGGCGAAAATCGGTACGCCAGTAGTGCCGCGTAGCAAGGTTGACCCGACACGCTCCGCAAAGCAGGTTACCGCGATGTTCCGGGATATCGAGAGTAGGTATCTCGGCATCAAGCGAGCGCTGAAAGCATTGTTCGACCAGCGCCTGACCGGGCGAGAGCGTGAGGTAAACAGCCATGACTGGCACTTCCTTTGCCATGACCACGGCGAGGATGTGTGGCTCTACCAGGTCAATGCCGGCAAGTTTATCTACGACATGTCGGCGCAGGAACTCGCCGATCTGCTCGAAGCGGTGCAGGCCATTCTCGATGATTTCCTGCTGGAAGGTAGTGAGCAAAACCTGTGGGCTATGGATTACGTCTTCGCTGAGGCGCAGCGCGGCACGCTGGAGGCATTCAACAACCTCTCGCAGCAGTCGCAGGTGTACGCCAGCCAGACGACTCTCTCTCAGCTTCTGAGTAGCCCCGGTTATCTGAACCAGATAGCGGCAGCCAGGCTGACAATGTTCAGTGACTGGAAGGTCATCAGCGACACAGCCCGTGGCGACCTGACCAACATCATTACCGATGCGGTGGCGCGCGGCGTAAATCCTCGCGAGACGGCCAGCGTCATCAGCAAGCGTCTCGATGTGTCGATGTCGAAGGCCAAGACCATCGCTCAGACTGAGCAGGTCGGCGCTCTGCGACAGGCTCAGTGGAACGAGACGGACTGGGCGGCGGATCGGCTTGGGCTGAATACCGGCCTGCTGTGGCTGTCGGCGCTAAAACCGACGACGCGCAACTGGCACGCCAGCCGTCACGGTAAGGTTTATACCACCGAGCAGGTGCGAGACTTCTACGCCGAGAACGGCAACCGGTACAACTGCTATTGCAGCCAGATTCCGGTGCTGCTCAATGACGACGGCAGCATCTACAACAAAGGGCTGATAGATAGATTAACAATGGAAAGAAAATCTTGGAGTGTTGTCATCTAAAGGTTAAAGTCATGGAAAAGAGGACTTTTCATGAAAAGAATAGACAGCACAAGTTATCTTTACCACTGGGTTAAGTCTGAACCGCATTCGAAATCAGAAAGAGTTGATTATGAGAATGCTTATAAAGTGTTTTTGGAAATCTTAAACTGTGGCTATCTTAAACATGGCGAAGTGATTAAGACCGGTTATATGCCATGCATATGTTTTACCGAATCGCCGGAATACTTTATGCATCGCGACACTTCAAAATATCAACCATTTGGGTTCAAATTTCATAAGAGTAAAATCTTTGAATTAGGTGGCAGAGCTGTAATCTATACCCCTGACTATGAAAGAGAGCTGATTCATGCTGATATGCAATGGCGATATATGCGGCATGATCCTTTTGCTATCAGCAATAGAACACCATATGGGGTTGATTTTACGTGGGAAAGGGAGTGGAGGCTTCCTGAACCAGAAATTGACTTAAGCGAAGGGCTAAAAATTATCGTTCCAAATGAAGAATTCTTTAATAGAACGATAGATGAAACAAATAAGTGGGTTAATAATAGCTCGTGGGAAAATTCACCTGATTGGGGGTCAACTCCAGGCCTTCCTGATGAGGGCTTAAGTAGATATGTCGATTTCATTCAACAAAAATTAATCCTGCCAGAAGTGTTTGACTAACCCGCTAAGGCGGGTTTTTTATTACCTGAAATCAACCCATGAGGACCCAGCATGAAACGCAACCGCGTTAACGTGCTGACCGTCGTCAACTCCGCTTCAAACATCACCACTCAAACCATCGACGGCAAGCCACATATCGTGGTTCGCGGCATCACGCCTGTCGTGGACGATATCGTGATGAACCGGAAGTTGTACCCGGCAGCCGAAATCGAAAAGGCCTACAACACGCTCGAGCGTAACCCGATGCCGCTGGGCCACCCGAAAGTGGACGGCAAGCATGTGTCTGCGCGCGATGTCCGGGCGGTGAATGAGTACCACGTCGGGGCCTGGCTGCAGAACGTCAGCCACAAGGACGGGAAGGTGACGGGCGATATGTACGTTAACCGCCAGTACGCCGAGTCGAGCGACAAGGGAAAGCGCCTGATTAACCGTCTGGATGAGATGCTAGCCGGTACCAACTCCGACCCGATCCACATCTCCACCGGCCTGCTGTATTCAGGCATTGCTGCCAACGGCGAATCAAAGGGCAAGAAGTACAACGAGATCGCCACCAACATGATGTTTGACCATGTGGCGGTGCTGCTCGATGAGCCAGGTGCCGGTACGCCGGAGGAGGGCGTGGGCATCTTCGTTAACGCCGAGGGTGACGAAGTCGAAATCGAGATCGTCAACCTCGAAGAGTCAACTACCCCATACCAGCAAGACCCCGCATTCAAAACATTTTTCAACCAGCTAAAGGCGTTTTTCGGCGCCAACAGCGATTCAACCCAGAAGGAAACAGACCCGATGAAAGAGCTCATCGTTAATGCGCTGAAGGCCAAAGGTAAATCGGTTGACGGTAAAACCGATGCCGAACTGATGGACGCATACAACCAGATGCTGGCAGAAAACGCCGACAGCAAAGAAGAAACGCCAGAAGAGAAGGCCGCCCGTGAGAAGAAAGAGGCGGATGACAAGAAGGCTAACGAGCAGATCACCAACAGCGAAGAGATGCCAGCCTGGGCTAAAACGCTTACCGAACAGGTAATGGCGCTTAATTCCCAGATCAACGCTAACTCGGAGAGCGAGAAGGCCAGCATGCGTGCCGCGGTGAAAGCCAAATTTGGCATGACTGACATTGCAGTTAACGCCCTCGACGGTGAGCCGCTCAGTGAGCTGTTTGCTAAATGCCAGACCTCAACCGGCCTGAATGGTGCTTTCCTGCAGGCCACTAACAACCAATCAGTCAGCGAAATGCCGGAGTAAAAAATGGCTAAAGACGGAAAACACGTAATTCACGCCGGTGGCGTATTCCCTAATCCGCTGCTTAACCGTGAAGGTGCCGCGGCGGCCGCCACTAAACCAGGTACCGTTGGCTTCTTCTCTGCCGGGAAGTTCACAGCGTCGGTTGATGGTAACGAAGAGGCGATCCTCTATATCGCTGACTTTGATTATCTGCGCTGCCAGACGGTTGATGACTCCATACCGGTGAATGAGCTGGTGGTTGGCATTCATCCAATGCAGGGCATGTTCCTCAACGTACGCGCCGCTGCAGGCACGTACAAAAAAGGACAACCGCTTTCCATCGCAAATGGCCAGGTTAAAGCCGCCGGCGCCGATGAATCAATCCGCGCATTTGTCGAAGAAGACACAGCGTACACCGTTGCTGCAGGCGATCTGCTGCGCGTCGTTATCAAGTAAGGAGCAACTGAATGCTTGTATTTTCACGCTCTATCGGTGAACGCACCGGTAACCTAGAAGTCAACCAGGCGCAGTTCCGTGAGCTGGAGATGGCGCGCAACATGAGCGCCCAGGCCGTGGCTGACTTCATCGCCCGCGCTCGCTTTGGTGAGCAAGGCCATCTGGATGCGGTGAATGCGGTAGACGATATTCGCCGCATGTACCGTGCGTACGATCAGACCGTTCTTGCTCAATTCGAGCCAAATACCGAGTTCACCTTGTTTAATGACTTGATGCCGCTGTCTCGCTCGGTCCGCCTGGAAGAGTCCGTGTATGAATACGCTCGTACTGGCGGCCGTGGCTGGGCGCACACATCAATGTCGGGACAGATTGGTGCGGCACTTGACGCACGTGCGTACAGCTTCGACGGCACGATGGTGCCGGTGCACGATTCTGGTTTCAAGTTCCACTGGCGTGACCCGATCTTCAATAAAGGTTCTGCCCTTGCTTCCCTGTCTGACGCGCAGCGCGGTTCTGTTGATGACGTGCGTCGTAAAATCGTGGATTACATGTTTAACGGTTTCCGCGATTCAGAAGGCAACTTCGTAACCTTCGATGGCAAGACCTGGAAAGGTTTAAAGGCTGATGAGCGTGTTGGTCTGGTCGATCTCGGCGCAGCAGGCCTGAACATCAACTTTGCAACCAGCACAGATCCTGACGCCATGCGAAAGGGGGCGATCGCTCTTCGCGATGTGTTGAAACTGCAGAACCATCAGTATGGCCAGCAGACCTGGTATGTATCCAGCGAAATCATGTCGAACTGGGAGCAGTACTTCGATACCCAGAACAAGACCCGTACAGTCTTGGATGAAATCCTGAGACTTTCCGGCATCGCCGCTGTGAAAGAAGACGCTGAATTGACTGGAAACCAGATTTTGGTTGTTCCTCTCGCAGCTGGGGTGATCGCTCCAGTCACCGGACAGGCCGTTGGTACGGTTGCAGATCCGCGTCAGTTCTACAACAGTGACTTCATCTGGCGTACCTGGGGCGCAATGGGTCTGATGGTTAAGCAGGACATCAACCTGAAACACGGCGTGCTCTTTGCGAGCAGCTAAGGAGAAAATGAATGGCACTGGTAAAAGTAACAGGCAATAACCTGTTCTCTGGTGCCAATCTCCGCAAGTTGGAGGTTGGTTCAGAAGCAGAGGTTGACCGAAGCACTGCGCATCGGTGGAAGAGTGCAGGGTTGGTTGAAATCATCGTTGATGAAGATCGCGTACTTGAAGTCGCCTCTCCTGGCTCTGATGCTGAAGAGCAGCCGGAGCAGCCGGAGCAGCCGGACACCACCGCTAAATCGAAAAAGGGTAAATAACCATGGCTGACCCAATCACAGCGGCAGACGTGCAGGCGTTCCTCGGTGAATTGGGTTATTCCATTCCCGGCGCGCTGCTGGATCCGATTCTCTGCGTGGTGAACAAAATTATCCCGTGCCTCGATGGTGCGGGATACGACGAATGCACGGCAAAGCTCATCCTGATGTATGCCGCTGCGCTCATGGCGACGTCTTCCGGTGCCCGGAGAATAAAATCGCAGGGGGCGCCATCCGGGGCGTCACGTTCGTTCGATTACGGTGCAGACAGCATCACCTGGTTGCGTGACTCGCTGGCCCGGCTTGATACCAGTGGTTGCACTGGTGAACTCCCTATCAGCGCAGGTAATAGCGTCGGCCTGTTAATGGTCGTTGGTGGCTGCTGATGAAATGGATATCCGTCAAAGAGCGTCATCCGCGGTCATTCGTTCGTGTCTGGGTGATGACCGATACCGGGAAGCAAACCACAGCGTACGTCAAATCCAATGGCGAGTGGTACATCAACTGTGACCGCATACGCGCCACAGGCGCTGTTGTGCTGCGATGGAGGGATGACTGATGTCATCGGTTGCCAATTGGTCTTATACCGCGACAGCGACAATCTGGCGGCGCATACGCGATGCTGACGGTAGTGATACCGACGGCGGAGGTCAGCCGTACGGATGGGAAGCACCGAGCGCTATTCTCTGCGACTACCAGGGCGGGCTATCCGCGAAAATCGGTGACCTCGGTCGGGAGATCGTGGTTAAAAACACGATATGGACCGAGTATGCAACGGCGCGGGAGGGCGATTACATCCTGATTGGCGCGTCAACCGATGCGGCGCCACCTGATGAAGCTGATGAGATACGGCAGATCATCCAGTTCGCCGACACCTTCGAGCGGCTGGCGGACGATTTCGCACTGATTACGGGAGTCTGATTATGGGCGTGAAAGTGAGAGGAATCCGCCAGGCCAAGGCCAACCTCGATCGCATTATCAAAGACGTCCAGGGGCGTAAGGCCGTGCGCGCAATCCAGTCGGCGATGCTTATCGGTAGCGCGCAGGCGGCGCTTTATACCCCAATCGACACATCGACGCTGCTTAACAGCCAGTACCGGGAAATCATTGCTCGAGGTGTTCGTGTTACTGGACGCGTCGTCTATACAGCAAACTATGCGGTGTTTGTTCATGACCCGGCAGTGCAGCAGACCTTCAGACGTTCAACGGCGAGAAAAGAGTTCTTAACGAAGGGCTTCGAAGATACCCGTAGCCAGATAGACGCTGTGGTTAAGAAGGAGCTTTCGCTATGACACCTCCGATGTATATGCGCCTGAAGGATCTGTTTGAGAGCGAAAGTCTGACTGCTGGCTTTAAGGTTCAATGGCGGCAGTGGCGCGACACCGGGAAGGATGTTGACCAGTTCATCGTATTCCGGCCTTCCGGCGGTACCGATATTACTTATGACCTCGGCGGCGACTGGTATGTGATGGTCGACGTAATCTCTTCGAAAGCTGATCCGGATGCCGCTGACTCCGCGGTTAACGCCATCGTTGAATATATTAGCGCGCAATCTGGAGCTGATGAGTGCGTCGGCGCGCTTCGGCTTGTCGGCAATGTTCCGGCGGCTATACCAACCGAAGAGGGCCGGTTAGTTACCCGGCTGCTTGTTTCATGTACATACGGCGAGTGATCGCCAGATTCACCCATCAGGCTGCCTTCTGGCAGCCTTTTTTATTTGAGAGGTACACATGCAAGGCTGTGCTAATGATTTTGGCAAGCTTATCGGGAAAGTAGCTGTGCTACGCATGGCCTTTGGCTGCCCCGACGCAGTGCCAGCGCTTTCCGAATGGAAGCGTCTTGGCGCTATGACGACCAAGGGAATCGACTATTCGATGAACACCATCAACTCCGAGGCAGATGATGCTAAAGGGCTGGTGGAGAACCTGGTCAACAATATGGATCTGACGATCTCCGGCGAAGGGGAGTTTCGCAAGTCTGACAAAGATAACGAGATCGGCGCGTGGCGTCTGTCGAAGTACATCTTTGACGAAGTTCAGGCAGGCCGTCAGCCTAACCTGTGGGTGCGGTTCGACTTTGCTGGTGAGAACGCCGGTACCTATATCCAGGGATACATGAACACCACTTCATGGTCTGGTGATTTCGGTACCAACGATATCTCCACCTTCTCCGGCGAGTGGAAGGTATACGACGCCGACACCGTTGTATTTGAAGTCGCTGATTCCATCGCGGCCAATGGCGTTGAAGTTACCCCTGCAACTGCATCTCTGGTCGTTGGGGCTACCCAACAACTCAGCGGCGCGGTTCAGCCAACCGATGCGACTAACAAGGCGATCACCTGGACGACTTCGGCGGCATCTATCGCAACAGTCAGTTCAACCGGTCTGGTGACAGCAGTTGCCGAGGGTACCGCGACTATTACGGCTACCACTGCTGACGGTGATTTCACCGACACCTGTGCAGTTACCGTGACTGCCGCGCCGTAATCACTACAAAGGGCGGCGTGCTGCCCTTGATAATGGTTATGGAGAACGATATGACACCTTTGAAAGAGATTGGCGAGTGCCTGATTGGAGCTGGTGGCCGTGAATACTTCTTCCGCCCATCGTTCCGTAACATGACTCGGATCGGCGAGCCAGAACATATCGTCCGCACTTTCTATGCGCTGTTCAATGACGATGTAGCAAAGATGCTTGAAGCGGCGCGCGAAATTCACAGTGCGATACCAGAGCATCAGCGCAGATTTTACGCCCACTATTTCGGTGACGTTTCGCTGCCACGCTGGGCACTTGATGCAGCAGGTTCTGCCGCGTTTGTGCGTGAGGCATTGCTTTCGGCTATTAACGTCATTCAGTCATGCTGTGATGAGGACGTTTCTGAACTGACAGGCTGGCACGAGCCATCACGTACTGGAAAGCGTGCATTTGTATGGCGCCGCGGCGCGCTACCGCCTGAGAACCTTATTCTGATAGCTCAATCACTGATCATGCATGGCATCATCGGTCGGGCAAAGGTTCGTAAATTGCAGAAGCACGAAAGCAAGGAAACGACGCCTGAGTTTCATGCGACTGAATACATCATGGCGGCGCGAAACCATTTCGGGATCAGCAGGGAAGAGGCTGAGAACCTTACTATGACCGAATTTGCCATGATGCTTAACGCCAAATACCCTGACCAGAAAGGCTTCACCAGGGAAGAGTATGACGCCGTTATGGACGATGACGATCGCCGGTGGCAGGAAATGATTGAGCGCGAAAAATCAGCAAAGAAAGCCGCCTGAGATAATAATGGATGTACCGTAATCGCCTGACCGGGCGTAATATGACTCGACAATAAAACTCAGGGGATAAGAGTGAAAAAATTACTGTTGACTTTGGTGATTCCACTGGTTCTGTCTGGCTGTAAGCCTGGCGAGGAAAAGGCTATATCTCTGGCGAAATCTGAGGTTGCTGCAAATCTTAAAGACCCAGCCAGCGCGCAGTTCAGGAACGTAAAAGTATCAAAGATGACTGATGCCGAAGATGGTCATGTCATCGCTGTTGTCTGTGGTGAGATTAACGGTAAGAACGGTTTCGGTGCCTATGCGGGGTTTCATCCGTTCTTCGTTGAGCTGAACATGAAATCGAAAGGGATCTTCTCGAAAGGCGTCGATTATACGCTTGGGGAGCATTTCCTCAGTTCGCGTGACACTACGCCACCGCCAGCCTACGCCGAGCGATGCCAGTAAACTACACGAATGACTAACCCACCGAGAGGTGGGTTTTTTTATGCCCGGAGAAAAGTGATGTCTGAGAAAGCAGGCGAGATTTATTACGACATCGAGGCCGATGTTTCTGGCTTGCTGAAGGCGCAGGGAAAAGCCAATAAGTCACTCGACTCAATCGGCAGCTCTGCTACGAACGCAGCCAAAAAGATGGATGAGCTGCAGACAAAAATCAACCGAGTGGCAGGTGCTATTGCGGCATCACTCGTTGTTGACTGGGGCAAGGCGTTCCTCGTTGCCGCTGACAACATGAGTCAGCTTAACGCTCGCATTGAACGCCTGACAGGCAGCGCTGCGGCTGCATCACAGACGATGCAGAACCTGATGCGTATCAGTTCGTCGACGGGAGGTTCGCTGCAGGACACCACCAAGTTGTGGGAAACCCTCAGCACTGCACTACGCGATACCGGCGCGACGAACGGCCAGATCATTCAGCTCACAGAAACGCTTCAGAAAATCGGGCGCATCGGCGGATCCTCATCCGAAGAAATGGCGAATGCTCTTCGTCAGTTCGGACAGTCAATTTCATCCGGCACAGTCCGGGCGGAGGAATTCAACTCCATTCTCGAGCAAATGCCGGAACTGGCGCGCCAGATTGCAGCCGGGATGGGTGTAAGCATCGGAGAACTTCGCCAGTTGATGCTGGACGGGAAGCTTTCGGCAGAAGATGCACTAAACGCGATCCAGAAACAAACCGGTTCAGTGAATGCTGAGTTCGAGAAACTCCCGCGTACGCTTTCTCAGGCTAACACTGCACTCACCAACTCATTCCTGTCGATGATCGACTCCGTTAACCAGGCGACAGGTGCAAGCTCTGGTATGGTGGCTGTGATTGATTCATTGACGGCTGCACTCGATAGGCTGGCAGGGAAGGCAATTTCTGCAGATGCTCAGATCGCTGATCTAAACAGCACTGCTGAAATGTTTACGCGCCGGGCCCGCACCTGGTCATGGCTTGGGCTCGACGGATGGGAGGCGCAAAACAAAGCGCTGGCTGGGTTAAGCAATAAAGCCGCCATGCTGGTTGGCGATCTGGCTGCTGTAACCAAAGCATCACAGACCGCCGCCAATACCAAGCCCATTGAAATAAAGACCACTGCAACGACTACTGGGAGCAAATTGAAAGGCGGAGCGTCAGCAGCTCAGAAAGAGGCGGAGCAGTACGCTAAAGCGCAGGAGACTGTTAACCAAAAACTGGATGAGTTGCGGCAGAAAGCAGAGCTGTCAGCCGGGAGTGTTGGTGAGCTATCTCGAGCTCAGGCCGTGCTTAATGCACAGCAATCACTCGGTAACACAGCCACGCAGGAACAACTTCTGCTGGCCGGGCAATTGGCAGGTAAAGCCTGGGACAATGCCAACGCATTGCGTGAGCAGGCTAAGGCTGAACGGGAGCGTACTGAGGCTGCCAATAAGTTCAGTACCATTCAGGGAAAAACCAGCAAAACTGCAGGCCTGGACAGCCAATACCAGAAAGACATCGCCGACATAGATCAATATGCCCAACTTTACCCGCAGAAGATAGGTGAGGCAGAGGCGGCGCGTGCGGCTATCGAACAGCAATACCGGGATCAGCGTAATGCAGCGATGTGGGAAGAGTGGGCGCAGCAGAATGCGGCGACGCAAGCTGCAGCTGCGGCTTTCGATTCTCTTGGCTCCGTCGCCAGTAACGCTCTGACCGGAATTGTCACCGGAAGTATGTCGGCCAACGACGCAATGCGCAGTATCGGAATGACAGTGTTGAACAGCGTGATTAACTCATTCGTCCAAATGGGCATTGAGTGGGTTAAGTCGGCCATCTTAGGACAGTCCGCCACTACTGCTGCAGTAGCTGCATCAACCACAGCACAGGTTGCCGGTATTACCACGCAGACAGCAGCCAGTACAGCGGCGGCGGCCACGACCACGGCGGCATGGACACCGGCGGCCATCATGTCGTCTATCGCGTCGTGGGGCGCGGCAGTGGCAATTGGTGTCGGGGCTATGGCTGGGGTCATGGCGCTGGCCGGCAAACGCAAGAACGGCGGCCCTGTATCTGCAGGTGGAATGTATCAGGTCGGTGAAGGTGGGATGCCGGAGATTTACCAGGCCAGCACTGGTAAGCAGTACATGATCCCTGGCGATAATGGCAGGGTGATCAGTAACAAGGAAATGAATGCGGGAGGTGGTGGCGGAGTGGTGATAAATATCCAGAACTACTCGTCTTCATCTGTCGATGCGCAGGCTGGTACTGACGCTAATGGTGGAGTGACAGTGGATGTAATCGTCGCTGACCTGAATAACGGTGGGCCTATCAGTAACGCCATAACAAGCAACATGAACGTGAAACGTACGCCGAGAGGGCAGGGCTGATGCCAATTATCGACTATCCCGACTGGCTGCCGCTGGCGCAGAAGGCCAGCAAAAACATGACGCTCGATACCGGGTTCCAGACCGATCAGCCAGCGGTTGGCCCGGCCATCTTTGAGAACCAGACCGATGACCTCAAGGCGACATGGTCGCTTACGTGGATCTTCACCCTGGCAGAGGAACGCGCATTCCAGCAGTGGCTGCGAAGTCCTAACTATCTCAATCGGGGTCTGAACTGGTTCCGGATGAATATCAATCTGGGAGGAAGTGGCCTGCAGTTGCAGGAGCTTCACTTCACGAAGATGCCGGTCCAGACCAGCATTGACGGCGGAGTGGTGACCTGGACGGGAACTGTTGTTGCCAACCACCTGTATAACGCTGACGACGAGTTCGACGACATCATCGTTGAGTTGCCGCCGCCATGGGATACGTGGCTGGATATCGTAGTGACGGGTTATCCGGACGGGAGAGATCCGGAATCATTGCCGAGGGTGCCGTAATGCCGAGCTTCAGAGAGTACAAGCAGCAGCGTCCGACGCGCGGCCTGTACGACACCATCACATTCTACCATCCATCATTTGGCTATGTCCGCATGGTCAATAAGCAGTTCTTTCCAAAGGTGCTCGGCGGCCAGACATTCACGCCTGCGCGATTTGAAATCGAAGAGAGCCAGCAGAGCGGCACACCGGTGATTGATGCTACGGTGAAGTTGGGGAGACTGTCGTCGGATATCAAAACGTTGATGAAGCAATGGAAAGGGTCTGACAGACTAACCTCGATTACAGCCATGCGACAGATCTTCGACAGCGGAGATGTTTCTGCGCCGATTAAATCCTGGCAGTTATACGTCAAGACTGTGGATATTGACGCCGACGCCGCATCAGTAACCCTTTCTGTAACCAATCCGCTGAATAACAACATAGGGAGACTCTATGACCCAACGGAATACACCGGCCTGCAGTATCTCTGACTTTATTGGAAAGGTTATCGGCGTTCCGTGGGCTAACCGTGCTTGCTCGTTCGAGAGAGTCGATTGCTGGGGGTTGGTCGTGCTGTATTACCGGAATGTGCTAGGTATCGAGCTGCACCAGACGCCGGACTACGAAGCCGGTGCTGACTTTTTTACCTGCTATCAGGGTGATGTAGTTTTCTGGCGCCGGGTCGATAAACCGGCCGAGGGCGGGATATTTGTCGGGTACCGCGGCGCGCAACCAACGCATGTTGGCCTGGTGCTTAACAGGCAGGTGCTGCACTCACGAGGTGAGAACGGAAGCGTGCGTATGGACTCGTTGCTGGTCATTCAGCGGGCATTCACCAAAGTGGAGTTCTTCGAATATGGCACTGGTTGAAATATCGAATTTTCCAGGAACGCCTAAGCTGCGTTGCAGGGTGCCAAACGGCACCATTTTTTATGACTGGCTGGCAGCCAATGACGCTACCTTTCACCGTGATCTGCTGATCGTCCGCAACGGCGTCAAGTTGGACGACGATGACGAGCTGGCGTTTGAGCTGAGCGAACTGGATAACATCCAGATATTCGACCAGCCGAAGGGTATTGTTGAAGATATTCTGAGCCCTATTTTTAAAGTAGTAGGGCAGGTGTTTTCGTTTCTGGCACCAAAGCCAGCCATCGCAAATACTGGTGGTAATACTGTTGATTCTCCTAATAATAGCCTGACCGGTCAGACAAACACTGCGCGCGTGTATAAGGCTAAGCCTGATATCTACGGTCAAGTCCGTTCATTCCCGGATCTGATACAGGAATCAGTATTTGAATATGTCCGTCAAAACGATAAAGACGGCGGCCTGAAGTATGTCACCGAGTGGATGTGCATTGGGATCGGAAGATACGATTACGAGTCTGTGCGCTACTCAGAGTCTAGTCTCGGCTCGCTGGCCGGTGCTGAGTATGAATTTCATCAACCCGGTGAAGTTATTCCGCAAATCGTTGAGGGTTATGGCTTCGATGACGTCGACGGACAGGAAGTTCCAGGCCAGAACGAGGCTGATGATTTTCCTGTCGAGACGGCCACTGCCAACACAGTTGTTAGTGGTACGTATTCAGGCGGACAGATAGCCATGCAGATCGTGAAACAGGCTGAATTTGATTACTTCATGGAGCTGGTTCTGCCACATGCAGTAACATTCACCATCAATGTCACATACAACACTGCATCAGGTAGCGTTACCACAGATGCCACGTTCTCAGGGACTTTAATCTCGGCGGTAGAGACGAATGACGGCGCAGAGATTAACCCAGTGAGCTGGTACACGTTTACGATGAACCAGCTTGATGGGCCACAGGATATTCCCGCTACAGCGACCATCAACACCACGACGTTCATTCTGAACGACAACGAAGCGCTGGTTGTTGGTCCATTCTTCTCACCAGTTGAGTCATCACAGCTCTGGCTGCACACGCAGTCGAGCCTCGGGGGGAAAAAGCAGACTAACTGGAAGGTCGTTATCTGGAAAATCGACGACAATTACAACCAGATACCGGGAACCACCGAGACTTTTACCTATTACCAGGGAACACCGCACGACCATACCAGCGAAGTGTTTTACCGCACCGATAAACTGACTCCTGCAGCCGGGTTCGGCAAGTACGCAATCAGCTTTCAGCGTACGGATAACTCAAGTGACGCGTCAGTCCTGAAGGTTGAAGAGATCCACGCCATCAACATAAGGACAAACGTGGTTCACCCTACAGACACTCTGGTGCGTGTGAAGGTGAGGGCGACGGAGAACGCGCTGGGAAGCCGCGACCGAAAATATAATGCCTTGTCACCCGTCGCACTATTACGTATGACCTCAGTACACAGGCGGTGGATTACACGCTACGGCCGTCGCGTTCTTTTGCTGATGCGGTGGCGCATACCTGGCTAATCATGGGGGGGCAGCCTGTCGGCAGTATTGACCTTTACGGATTGTATTCGATTGCTGAGAGCTTGCCAGATAAGCGCCTGGGTTACTTCGACTATACGTTTGACGACGAGAACGATTCACTTGGGGATCGCGTGCAGGCTATCTGCAATGCAGCATCAGTGGTGGCGTACTGGGATGATGGCGTGCTGACATTCACCAGAGACCAAAAGGTTGATTACCCGGCCGCCGTATTCAACCGGGCAAACATGAAGACGGACGAGTACAAAATGACGTACGAAGCTACGCTGCCAGGTGGTTATGACGGCGTGCAGGTGTCATACGTTCATCCCACTACGAACAACAAGACGTACATCAACTTCCGCGTGCTGAATGGCGTCATCGTTGAACAGGAAGCGGAAAACCCGAACAAGCTGGAGATAGTTGGCTTCCGTAATGAGTATCAGGCTCGTGAGCGCGCGCTGCGCGAAACAAAGCGCCTGATTTACTCGCGAACAAAGATGAACGCCAAAGTTTTTGAAGACGGGATTATGCAGGTAGGCAGTGTCGTACAAATCGCGGACATATACGACAGCAACCAGCAGCAGGGCTATATCACCGGCCGTACCGGGAACGTCTTTGATACCAGTGAACCGATCAGCTTTGCCGGAGATATGTATGTGCTGGTGACCGACAACCTGGGTAACCCGACTCTGCGCTATCCGGCTACGGCCCGCGCTGACACGAAGTACGGATTCACCGCAGCAATACCAGACATTTCACTGAATATCTGGAATGGAGACACGGTGCAACTACCATCGCGCTACATCATTGCGACAGTAGAGGAGTTGGACAGTCAACTATGGACAGTCAACAGCATCAAGCCGAACGCCGATAACACAGTATCGCTGACGGTCTCGGAATACAGCGACGCTATCTACCAATAACGACCTTCCACGACTAACCAGACCCGGCCAATGCGCCGGGTTTTTTTTGGAAAAATTATGGCCACGACACCTACACAACTTCCTGTACCGAGTGAGACTCCGCGCGATCTGAAATTTAACGCCGGTAAAATTGATGAGTTTGTGACGAGTAATGTGCATTGTTACACCGATAGATTCGGGAAAAAGCACATTACAATGGCTGGAATGCATGCTGAGTTTGATGCTCAGCTCGCCAGTCAGGAAGCGCGCTTCGATGCTTTCATTGAGCGATCTGGCTACCAGGTCATCGGTGATTATGCCGATGGCCCACTGACTATCACCGAGTACAATCAACTTATTCGCTATGGTAACGAACTGTGGAAACTTACGGCCGCTACTGATTTACCATACACCACTGCAGGAACTACTGATGAAACATGGAATGCGGCTGACTCTTTGCATTTCGTTTCTGTCGGGGATGCCGCTCTTCGCCAAAACCTGGGTTCAGGCGAAGATGGGATGGGGATGGCCTTAATTGCTTTGCTTAAAAAAGGGAATCTCTTTGATTTACTAGGCGAATGGACAAGTCCGGAAGCGTGGGGAGCAATAGCAAATGATGAATCGAAAGCCCATCATAACTCCTATTGCTTCTTCCTTATGTTCGAAAATTTGCGCGAAAGTGGCGGCGGTGTTGTGCAGTTTAAGCCTCGCTCTGTTTATCACCTCGACTTCGTCAACTTCATTCCTGGCAATGTAACTATCCATGGTAATGGGGCGAAACTTATTTTTATCAATCCAACCTCCGCGTATGGCCGTGGTGGTCTTATTATTGGCAGTTCTCGTGAATTTAATTACGAATCAGCAAAAGATGCTTATAACTCTGGCACTTATCCAACTTCTATACTAAACACCAGTGTCGTTGACCCAGTACAAAAGCAGTACTTAAGGGATAACCAACAATTTGTTAAGGCTGACACGGTCAGTATCGATAATTTAATCATAGAAGCAAAGTTCACCTCAGGAACAAGTTGGGGTGGATTTGCGATTAACTGCGTCAATGCGCAAAATGTTAATATCAGTAATATTTATACTATAGGGTGGACTGAGAGTGTTAATGCTGGCTCTGATGTTCCTCCCAATACTCCATCATGCCACAACATAAAAATACAGAACCTGACTGTAATTAGAGGCGATATTGTCCGAACTTATTATGCAGGTTTCTTTTTTGCTAACTCCACAAGTTGTGAGATTTCAGGGGCTGTGCTTGAAACGCCATTAACTGACGGATCTGGAAATGGTAGCTTTGGCGCAACAAACTTTACCGAAGACTGTGTTATTCGTGATATTTCAGTACCATCGCTAGGGCGTACCGCTTCATCAGAGGGTATCCTCATTAATAATTCAAAGGGATGTCTTGTTGAGAATATAAGAGTTGGAAATGCTAAGTCAGCAGTATCAACATTTTATACCGATACTTCCATGAATGATGCAGCAAGGCCAAATATTTTTGATAGTATAACAGGAGTGAATTGTGATCAGGTTCTTGGTGTTACAGGGAAGTATGGTATTTTTTCCAACGTAAAAACTTACAACTGCAATCAGGAATTGCTTTTCAGGAATAATAATGCCTCTAACAACATCTTCAAAAGCAAGCCTGAATCTATAACAATTGGCTCATCAGCTAGTAATCTTAAGTACTGGTTTTTGATTAACAATAGTATTGATGGATGGCGTAGGGTTTATACATGGCTACGTCCTCTTGACATACTCTGCACGCCATTCTCATCACTATCATCATGGAATTCTAATAACTCTGTTAAATTCAATAGTGGAGTGTCGGCAAGCTTTTTATATAAAATTCCAGATGGATTCTCGGCTGTATCAGGATTTACAGCCTACGGAGATTTTAGCTCAGGCGCGGCGGCAGCAGCAGTAGATTCCGTATGTACAGTTGATGTCATCTCCATGTCTGCAGTTGATGGGAATCAAACGCCGCCAGAGGTACTGTTAACGGCATCTGTTTCTGCAAAATCAAACGGTGATGGAATATGGTCATTAACAAGCAATGCGCAATCATCGGAGCCAGGATATTTGCCACTGGAAGGTGCATCGGTTGGTGTTGATAATACAATGTACTTACGTATTACATATTCCAACGGAGTGGCTAATAACACCCTTAAAGAAATTGGGCTAAGAATATACAGGAGATAACACATGAACGGTACCGAATCAAGAAAAGCGGATTATTTATATCGTGGAATTATTGACTATTACAGCAGCATCAGCGGCCTCGATATTACACTTGAGCAAATGACTCAACGCAATAAATTCATAATGGATAGCGCCATTGTCTGTGATGACTCTCTGGATGGGCAGGTTCTGGCGCTTCAGGATGAGTATATTGCTGCGGGTGATGATGTTTCAGCCCAGAAGAATATTATCGAAAAAGCATTCTTGTTACTTAATTCATAAATCAGGTCCGCCTTTATGGCGGGCCGTTTCATACACCCATCCTGGTGTCTGCAAATAAGGTCAGGGATGTCAGATGTGCCAGTGTCTTGTATTTCGGTGATTCTACCTATTCATAATAATGACAGGCCTAAGTTATCCCTGAGAATAGGATATTTGATTCTGCTGACATCATGCACTGGGAAGGACGCTAGACGTGCTGTTTTAAGAAAAGATATTTGCCGCCTTCGACCCGGAGATTAACTGGTTGTCTGGAAACTCGATCGCCTTGGTCGTAGTGTGCGAGACCTCATCTCGTTGGTATCAGAGTTGCAGGAACGAGGAATTCATTTTCGCAGCCTGACTGAAAGTATTGATACCAGTACGCCAGCAGGACGCTTTTTCGTTTACGTCATGATCGCCCTGGCTGAAATGGAGCGAGAATTGATAGTGGAGCGTACACGGGTATGATTAGCCGCGGCAAGAGAACAGGGGAGAATTGGAGGACGGCACCGGGTAATGGCCTCGCAGGTCGTGGAGCGATGTCAAAGACTTTTGGAGAATGGAGCCACCCGTAAGCAGGTGGCTGATATGATCGGGGTAGGGGTGAAGACCGTTTATAAATATTTCCCAGCAAATTCTTATGAAGCATTGCGTTGCATCAGTGGCATTTATCAATAGACGATGCCTGTCTTGATCTCTAACCTCATAAAAACTACTGTATATAAAAACAGTATTTCCGGAGAGAATTGGATCATGTGTCTACAACAGCCCATCTACGAAGCTACGGGTATAAGCCAGTTTGCAACGTTCGTTGATACGCAGCGCGGAGTCGCCGTAGTTGAGCGCTCATCATCACCGTTAGCATCAGCGGTTTTACTTATCTCATATTGCGGGGTACAGCAGTTTGCGCACTTCCTTGGAGGATCGCTCATTACGGAGGACGGCGACGCTATTGAAGGGGATATGTTAGCGGATGTTGAGCTGATAGGAGTGGTAACTCACATCATCAGCAAAGCTGGTTTTGATGATTGCCCGGTGATGTGATGTTTGCGTTGGTTGATGTGAACAGCTTCTATGCAAGCTGTGAAACCATTTTCAGACCGGATCTGCGAGGGAAACCAGTTGTCGTATTGTCCAATAACGATGGTTGCGTGATAGCGCGTTCTGCCGAAGCCAAGAAACTTGGCATTAAGATGGGGGATCCGTACTTCAAATGCAAAGACCAGTTCCGCCGGCATGGAGTGGTTTGCTTCAGTTCGAACTATGAACTTTACGCGGACATGAGTAACCGGGTCATGACGACACTTGAGGAAATGTGCCCCCGGGTAGAGATCTACAGCATCGACGAGGCATTTTGCGACCTCACCGGTGTTCGTAATTGCCGTGTGCTGGAAGAGTTCGGACATGAATTAAAAGACACTGTCTACCGCAATACCAGGCTTCTGGTCGGGGTGGGGATCGCACAAACAAAGACGCTGGCAAAACTCGCCAATCATGCGGCGAAAACATGGAAAGCTACTGGCGGAGTAGTTGACCTGTCGAATGTGGAACGGCAGCGCAAACTAATGGCTTTACTTCCGGTGGATGAAGTGTGGGGTGTTGGCCGCCGTATCAGCAAAAAGCTTGAGGCTATGGGGATAAAAACTGTCCTGCAGCTAGCTGATACGGATATCCGCTTCATCCGCAAACACTTCAACGTTGTGCTTGAGAGAACCGTAAGAGAGCTGCGCGGCGAGCCGTGTCTTGAGCTGGAAGAGTTTGCGCCAGTGAAACAGGAAATTGTCTGCAGCCGGTCGTTCGGGGAGCGCATTACCACCTATGAACAAATGCGGCAGGCTATCTGTTCATATGCGGCCAGAGGCGCAGAGAAACTTCGTGGTGAGCATCAATACTGCCGGCACATATCGGCGTTCGTGAAGACGTCGCCCTTTGCGCTGAACGAAAAATACTACGGTAACAGCGGATCCATTAAATTACTGACGCCAACGCAGGATAGCCGGGATATCATCAATGCCGCGGTAAAGTGTCTGGATGCGATATGGGTCGACGGGCACCGGTATCAGAAGGCGGGGATCATGCTCGGTGATTTCTATAGCCAGGGTGTCGCCCAGTTGAACCTGTTTGACGAGAATGCGCCAAGGCAGAACAGCGAGAAACTAATGGAAGTTCTCGACCACCTCAACGCAAAGGACGGGAGGGGAACACTCTATTTTGCTGGGCAGGGGATCCAGGCCACGTGGCAGATGAAGAGAGAAATGCTCTCACCTCGCTATACAACCCGCTTCTCTGATTTGCCGGTCGTCAGGTGATTGGCTCGATTAGTTCGGCGCCCTGATTCTTCACGTTACCTACGGCGCGCGTCACAGCATGCCATATAAACTTGTCTGCGGGCACCGTACCGTCCGCAGCTATTTCTTCGGCCTCTTTCCCTCCTATATCCTGTCTCATCCATTCCCTGGCTGCTTCTGGTGAAAGTACCAGCGGCCGGCGGTCGTGAATGTCTACCAAACCTTTATCTGCAGCCGCGGTAACAATCAGAAAGCCTTCTGCTTCATCTCCACGTTCAAACGGAGTGCTTCCGATTGCCGCCATGAATATCGGTTGGCCATCGGCACGATGGATGAAGTAGGGCTGCTTCTTATCGCCTTCCTTCTTCCATTCGAACCAACCATCAGCAAAGCAGATCGCCCGGCCATGTTGCCATAGCGGCTTAAACATCCTGCTGGTGGCCGCGGTTTCTACTCGAGCATTAATCAGCGGTGGTTTATCCCACCACCCCGGGGCGTAACCCCAGTGTACTGGATCGAGATGCAACTGCTCGTCGCGTTCGCTCAGGAGCAAAACCTTTGTCCCTGGCGCCACGTTGTACCGGCCGATTGGTTCGGGTTCATAAGCGATATCCCGCTCAGCCTCTTCAGCCAAATAAGCCAGGTACTCTTCACGGGTTTGTGATTGAGCAAAGCGTCCGCACAT